TTAAATCCATTCTTACGTTTAACAAGAAAAGAAAAAAATAAAAACAAAAACAATTAAAGTAAAAACCAATGAGTAGAGATTACCAAAACCAAGACAACATTACGAAATTTGAATTTCTTTTGTCTTTAGAAGGACACATTGTGTGTCAAAGATTTTTTAATGTGAGAGACCACGTTGACCAAGCAAGATGTTCAATGGACCTTCACTACTATATAAAAAATATTTGTGAAGATATTTCACACGATTTGAAAATAAAAAGTTCCAACTACCTATGTGAGAATCAAAACTATATCCTCAATATGGACTCTGTGGAAAGTGATGAAACCAAAGAAAAAGAACATTTTTTAATGGAAATTAAGTTGGGTGACGATGTATTTATTCAAAGGATATTCCCCGCATATTATTACCATCCAAAAGTAAGATATACGGTAGACATTCGTCCGAGATTGAAAACAATTTTGTCAGATTTAACTGACATTTTATCAACCGAAGAATTAGAGACGAAATATCTACAACACGAGCTATAATTTAAAACATATATAAAAACAAAACATGGAAGAAAGGAATTTTGGGTATTTGGGATTTTCGTTTCAACAATCCCTAATAAAAGCGATTATTGAAGATAAGAAATATGGTGAGACCATTATTGATGTATTAGAAAGTAAATTTTTTGATAACAGTTCATTTAAATTTATAATGGAAAATACGAAGGAATTATATAAGGCATATAATAAAATTCCCGATTACAACACATTAGCGCAGAAAATTATGGCTGAAGGTGGTAACAAAGATTCTTCCAAAGTTCACGTAGATACATTAGAGGCGATTAAAAATAATGAATCACAAATTGAATATGTAAAAGATACTGCACTTAATTTCTGTAAACAACAAAACCTGAAAAGAGAGTTAAAAAACGTACAGAGTATTATTGAAAGTGGTGAATTTGAAGCATATAATAAGATTGAAGAAATTATTCAAAAAGCATTACAAGTTGGTATTTCTAATGATGAAACAACTGATGTATTCCACGATATTGATGCGGCGTTAGAACAGGACTTTAGACACCCATTACCGACAGGTATTGTTGGGATTGACAACTTACTTAAAGGTGGGTTGGGGATAGGAGAATTAGGGGTTGTATTAGCACCTACTGGTACTGGTAAAACTACTTTACTTACCAAGTTTGCAAATACTGCGTATAACTTAGGATATAACGTCGTTCAAATATTTTTTGAAGACAATCCAGGTAATATCAAAAGAAAACATTATACTATTTGGTCAGAAATTGCACCAGACCAACAACCAGAATTTAAAGACATGGTTAAAGAAAAAGTTGAAGAGGCTCAAACAAGATCAAAAGGAAGTTTGAAATTATTGAAATTAGCGAGTGATAATGTAACTGTTTCTGAAATTAAAAATAAAATCAGAAAAATGAATTCAGATGGAATTAAAGTGGATTTATTAGTATTAGATTATGTTGATTGTATTTCATCTGACAAATCAACAAATGGTGAAGAATGGAAAGGAGAAGGTTCGGTTATGAGAAGTTTAGAATCTATGACAGGTGAATTTGAAATGGCAATATGGACGGCAACACAAGGTAACCGTGAATCTATTTCAAGTGAAGTTGTAACTGGTGACCAAATGGGAGGTTCAATTAAGAAAGCTCAAATTGCTCACGTTATATTATCTATTGGTAAAACATTAGAACAAAAGGAACATAATTTGGCAACACTTACATTATTGAAATCACGTATTGGTAAAGATGGTGTTGTATTTCAAAATTGTAAATTTAATAATGAATTTTTAATTATTGATACGGAATCACAAAATACCTTATTAGGTCATGAACAAGATGAGGTACTAAAAAGAGCTAATAGAGTTGCCGAAGTTTACAAAAAGGCACAAGAGAAGAAGACACAAATAATAAGTAAATAAAAAAACAAAGTTTAGAAATGCAGAAAGGTAAAAAATTTCTGAGTGACTTGAAGTTACACTCGGACTATTTCAAATGGTTGGAAGATAAAGGAAGATATGAAACATGGGAAGATGCTTGTGAAAATATCATAGATGGACACAGAAAAAAATATGTGAACTATAAAAAAACGGTGGAACCGTATTTAGAGTCGGCATTAGAAAGTATGAAAGATCAGGCGGTATTAGCATCACAAAGAAATTTACAATATAGATATGAACAAATAATGAAACACAATACGAGAATGTTTAACTGTACATCAGGACACATTGCTCGTAATAGAGTATTCCAAGAGATATTTTATCTTGCCTTATCTGGTTGTGGGTTCGGCGGAGGACTATCAATTCCATTTGTTAATAATTTAAGTAAAATTCAAAAAAGAACTTTAGGTACTAAAACATATGTAATTGAAGATAGTATTGAAGGATGGGCAAATTCGTTAGGAGTTATTATGTCGTCATATTTTGTTGATGAACAACCTTTCCCTGAATTTGCTGGATATGAAGTAAAATTTGATTATTCACAAATCAGAGAAAAGGGCGCATTTATTAGTGGTGGATTTAAAGCACCTGGCCCTGAAGGATTAAAACAATCTTTAGAAAAAATTGAACAATTACTTGAAAAATGGTTAACTAATGAAGGAAATAAAATCAGACCAATTTTAGCGTTTGATATTATTTGTCATTCAGCTGACGCTGTATTATCAGGTGGGGTTAGACGTTCAGCGTTGAATATGATTGTTGACCCTAACGATACTGAAATGATTCATGCAAAGACAGGTAATTGGAGAATGGAAAACCCACAAAGAGGTCGTAGTAATAACTCAGTTTTGTTATTAAGAAGTGAAGTTCAAAAAGAACAATTTAATTACTTGGTACAACTTAATGATGGGGCTAATGACATTGGATTTGTATTTGCAAACAGTTGGTTTGATATGTTCAATCCATGTTTTGAAATCTTAAAAATACCAGTATTAGATACTGTGGATTTTTCTAAAATCAAATATGATGATGTTGAAGAATATGTTAAAAACAATAAAGAAAAATTTGGTATTCAAGGTTGTAACTTAACAGAAATTAATGCGGAGAAGGCAACTACTAAAGATAAATTTTTAAAGGCATGTAAAGATGCATCTATCTTAGGTACACTACAAGCGGGATATACAAGTTTCCCTTATTTAGGTGAAACAAGTAGAAAGATTTTTGAAAGAGAAGCGTTGTTAGGTGTTAGTATTACAGGTTGGATGAACAATCCAAAATTGTTCAACGCAGAATTATTAGAAGAAGGTGCTCAAATGGTAAAAGACACAAATAAAGAAGTTGCTGCGGTAATTGGTATTAACCAAGCAGCAAGAACTACTTGTGTTAAACCTTCAGGTAATGCGTCAGTCGTATTAGGAACTGCTTCAGGTATTCATCCTGAACACTCTGAAAAGTATTTCCGTATTATGCAATTGAATAAAGAAAGTAACACAGCAAATTGGTTAGTTGATAATATGGGATTCTTATTAGAAGAAAGTGTATGGTCATCAACTAAATCAGATTACGTTGTTTTTGTTCCTGTTGAAAATCCAAAAGTTGGTTTATTCAAAAAGGACATGAAAGGAATTAAACATCTTGAATTAATTAAGTTAGTTCAACAACATTGGGTAAATGCCGGAACTAATCACGAATTATGTGCTTACAAAGGAGTTAATCATAATACATCTTGTACCGTTATTATAGATGACAAAGACGCAATTGTTGATTACATTTGGGAAGAAAGAGATTTCTTCACAGCGGTAAGTTTTATGTCTGATTACGGAGATAAAGATTTTAATCAAGCACCATTCACTTCGGTATTGAATTTGGAAGACATTATTGAACAATATGGTAAAGGTTCAATTTTAGCTTCAGGATTAATTATTGATGGATTACATTACTTCAATCAAAACTTATGGTTGGCTTGTGATACGTTATTAGATAGAAGTATTCAATTAACAGGGACTAGAGAACAAGTTCTATTAAAAGAATATTGGTTGTCAAGAGCGAAGAAATTTGCTAAAAACTACTTTAAGAATGATATGAAGAAAATGGTTTATTGTTTAAAAGACGTTCATTTATTTTATAAGTGGGAAACCGTTACCCGTCAATTCAAAGAAGTTAATTTTGGTGAAATCTTAAATAAACCTCAATATAAAGATATTAGTGACTTTGCAGCTCAAGCCTGTAGTGGAACTGATGGTTCTTGCGATATAACAAGAATTAATTAATGGTAGAAGGGGTAGATTATTACATAGATGAGAAGTCAGGGCTTATGGTTCTGACTTCTCTTTTTTTATTAAAGAGAGGGTACTGTTGTGGTAACGGATGTTCAGGATGCCCTTACTTACCCCCATATCAAAAGGGAAACACAAAAATAAAAGAAGATACATAACCATTTTCGTATTGTTTATATTTATTGAATATGGCAGCAACCTATGGAATAGATTTCCCATTTAGGGATAGTTTAGAAGGAAAGTTTTTAAAGATGACTGGTACTCCCGAAAGAGAGATTAGAGCGGATTTAATACACCTCCTATTGACAAAGAAGGGTAGTAGATATTTTCTACCTGATTTTGGTACTAGATTGTATCAATACATCTTTGACCAAAACGACGCTGTTACATTTGGATTAATTGAAAGTGAAATTCGTGATTCTGTAAAAAAATATATCCCTAATTTGGATTTAACCTCAATAGTAGTGGTTTCAGCAGAAGACGACCCAGACCAAATTAATTCACTACAAGAAAATGAAGATAATAGACTTTTTAGGGTTTCTAGTCATTCTGAAAAACCACATACGGCTGTAGTTAAAATTGAATATACAGTAAATAACGGAGCATTTACGTCTTCGGATTTTATAATACTAAACATTTAAGATGAGTAAAAAAATATCATACGCAACAAGAGATTTTGCGGGTTTAAGGGAAGAGTTAGTAAATCTAACCACACAATATTATCCTGACTTGGTTAAGAACACCAACGACGCATCAATATTTTCAGTATTATTAGATTTAAATGCTGCGGTTGCAGATAACCTACACTTTCATATAGATAGAGTTTGGCAAGAAACAATGTTAGATTTTGCTCAACAAAGACAATCGTTATTTCATATTGCGAAAACTTATGGTATGAAAATACCATGTAAAAGACCTTCAGTTGCGTTATGTGACTTTTCAATGAATGTTCCGGTTAGAGGTGATAAAGAAGATGAAAGATATTTGGGAATTATGAGATCAGGAACACAAGTATCGGGAGGAGGACAAATTTTTGAAACAGTAGAGGATGTAGATTTTTCAAATCCATTTAATAGTAAAGGTGAACCAAATAGATTAAAAATACCAAATTTTAATGCTAATAATCAATTAGTGTCTTATACAATCACAAAAAGAGAGGCGGTAGTTAATGGAGTTACAAGAATATATAGGAGAGTAATTACATCATTAGACCAAAAGCCATTTTTAAAATTATATTTACCTGAACAAGATGTGTTAGGTGTTAGTAGTATCATACATAAAGATGGTACTAACTTTGGTGCAAATCCTACCTCAAATGAATTTAGTGATTTAACAAATAAATGGTATGAAGTTAAAAGTTTGGTACAGGATAAAGTTTTTGTTCCAGACCCAACCGCAGTATCGGATAAAAATAATTTTAAGGCGGGAACCAATAAAACCGTTACAAATAAATTCATAACTGAATACACACCAGAAGGATATTTTTCAGTTACATTCGGTTCAGGTAATGTTGACCCATTAGATAATTTAGATAGTCATATGAATGGTACAATGAAAGTTAACCTTTCAACCTATCTTAATAATATGTCATTGGGTGCAATACCAAAATCAAGTACAACCTTATTCATAAAATACAGAGTTGGTGGAGGTAAAGATTCCAATTTAGGTGTGAATGTTATCACGAGTATTGATAATATGGAATTGGACGTTAACGGACCTATATCTTCTATTAACACACAAGTGACTCAATCTATGAGAGTTACAAATATAACACCTGCTGTCGGTGGTGCGGACCAACCAACAATTGAAGAATTAAGAAACATGATTTCTTTTAACTTTGCCGCACAAAATAGAGCGGTAACATTGAACGATTATAAATCAATAATTGAGTTGATGCCAGCAACATTCGGAGCACCAGCAAAAGTGAATGTCATTGAAGAAGATAATAAGGTAAAAATTAAAATTTTATCTTATGACGATAATGGTAATTTATCTGATACAGTTTCAAATACATTAAAAAGTAATATAATTGAATATCTTTCTGAATATAGAATGATAAATGACTATATTGACATTGCAAGTGGGGAAGTTATTGACTTATCATTGGAAATGGATATTGTCATCGATAAAAACGAAAACCCGACAGATGTCATTAAAACAGCAATTAACGATACCATAGATTTCTTTGATAATTCTAAAAGAAAAATGGGTGACCCATTATTTGTTGGAGATTTAATTAGACATATTGGTCAAATACCTGGTGTAGTGAATGTAATCGATATCAGGGCATATAATAAGATTGGTGGGTTATATTCATCATCGGAAACTGCAATGGCATATAAAGACACTTTAACCAAGGAAATTTTACAGTCAGATATGACCATTTTTATGAAGTCTAACCAAATATTCCAAATAAGGTTCCCTAATAGTGATATTAGAGTTAGAACTAAAACATTAGGAACGACTACATATTAAAATGTTTTTTGTTTATAATAGTAGAAAATCTCCTTTTTTCTATTTATTAAAAGAATGATACAGAAGCATAGAATATCCACAAACATTGGGAAGGACCAAATAGTCAATCTTGAATTAAAACAAGATTTTGATTTTTTGGAAGTTCTATCATTAAGATTCACTCAAAAGGATGTTTATTCATCAATGTGTTCGGATTACGGTGTGGTATGTGGTAGAATTACTGTTAACAATGGTTTAGGTGTACCAAACGCCAGAGTATCGTTATTTGTTCCACAATTACAAATTCATTCAAATGATCCAGTTATATCTGCGTTATATCCATATACAGAAATTGGGGACAAAGACAGTAACAATTATAGATACAATTTGTTACCATCAAGAAAACAACATGGCGGACATGAACCAACCGGTACATTTTTTGACCAAGAAGATATTTTAACAAGAGAAGAAGTTTTAGAAGTGTATGAAACTTATTATTCGTATACAGTTAAAACTAATAGTTCTGGTGATTTTATGATTTGGGGGGTTCCATTAGGACAACAAACAATTCACGTTGATGTTGATTTATCTGATATTGGTTGTTTCTCTTTAAGACCTGATGATTTTATTAGACAAGGTGCTGGTTTAGACCAATTTAAAACATCATACGCTTTTAAAGCATCAGAAGATTTAAATTCGTTACCACAAATTGTTTCATTTGATAAAACGATTGAAGTTTATCCTTTTTGGGGTAATAATGATTTTTGTGAAATTGGTTTAACAAGAACTGATTTTGATTTATCCGATAAAGGTGTAAGAATTGAACCAAAAGCAATTTTATTAGGTTCAATATTTTCTGACCAAGGGAATAGTACTGTAAATAAAAATTGTACTTTAAGAGATGGAATGGGTAATAAATGTAACTTAATAACCGAACCAGCAACGGTTGAAATATTAAGATTTACAAATAAAAAAGACGAAAATAATAGACCAATATTGGAACTTATGGAAACAAGTGAAGATATTGATGATAGTGGTTCGTTTATGATTTCAGTTCCAATGAATATGGAATATGTTTACACAAACGAATTTGGTGAGAACGAAATTACAAACGACCCAAATAAAGGGGTACCAACATCCGCATGTTATAGATTTAGAGTATCAACAAAAAATGAATCATTAGGTAGGGTTAGAACTGTAGCTTCTTATTTAATTCCAAATATTAGGGAATATGCAACAACGGAATCAGAAATTGATAAATCATATACTTGGTCAACAAATTGGAATGATTATCCGACGGGGGCAACAAACAATAACATCCTTTTTAATAATGTTAATGGGTCATATTACCCACAAGATTATTTTTATAGATTTAATTATAATAAAATTTATAGTGTATCGTCATTTTTTGGATCTTATAGTGAAGGTAATTTAGGGATTACACAAATAGCACCAAAGGAGGAAGACGATTGTCAAAACAATTCACTCACACCTCCAATTAATCATGCGACACAAACAGTTACCTTCGCAATTTTATTGGCTATAATATTGAACACATTCGAAAGAATAAGTTATTACACAATCATTGCGGCTATACAGGTTTTAATTGTTCCATTTCAAGCATTATATAATTGGCACATATACATACGTGCTTTAAAAGTAACATTGATAGATTATTATCCATTTAGGGCGGGTGGTATTATTGATGTTGATACTAAAGTTATTGAACCATTACAAAGATTCGGTACTGTTCGTTTAGGTATTGCAATATATCCTGAATGTGAAACATGTGACAACTTAGATTATATAAATGATTTGCCAACAACAACGACAGATCCAGAATTAACGTTTCTTAAAGTTGCAACAGGAACAGGTGTTACGGATACATCTTTATACGCCACATGTGGGGTTGAGATTTTTGACGAATCAAGTGTTAGGATATTTTTATCAATTCCAACTACTGGAACCACATGTGCATCCGTATCACCTATCTTCACAACGACAGGTACCACTATAACTAATATTATTGATAATCCAGGTAGATACATTATAAAATTTAACGATACAGGAGAATATGGAAATCTTAGTGTTTATGGGTATGACATATCGGGATCAGGAACAACAGCATATTATTACGATGATACAACGGGTTTAAGTTATACAGGTCAAACATTACCGACAGGAAGTATAGGATATGAAATATTTGATTCACTATCATTTTTAATTGGAGGTTCAAATACTTCAGGATTAAATAGTGAATTAGAAGGAGGATGTCAACAATATGTTACCGTGTATAAAGAATCAATTGTTTATGGAACATATTGTGCTAGTAACGCATCTACACCATATAGTGGATTAACATCGGCAAATATAAAATTAGGTACTGTTTGTACCACAGGTATAACCGTTGGTCAAGTTATTGCTGGTGTTAATAGTAATCCTTGTGGTACATGTGGCACACACAGTGGATTTTCTGAATTTAGATATGGATTATTTACAATTATACCGGCGGCGGCAATTGCCAATTGGGGAGATAATTTTGATGCAATTACCGAATACGCAAGAAGAAAACTTGTTGCTAAAGTGTTCTGTGGTGGTATAGCAAATTATAAATTTATTGACAATTGGTTGACCGGTTCATTATATATGTTTCCATTTAAAGCAAAAGTTAGATGGGATAATGAGGAAACATTAGATTTAAATGTTAGAAGAACAAAATATTGTCCAGATTTAGTTTATTTTAAAGCAGGTACGGTGGAAAATCCTGATAAAAGATTTTATTATAGATCTACATATTTTAATGGTACAACATTTAGTAGAAGTAGTAGAGAAAGTTTAGGTCACCCAACAACAATTGTTGATTTAGGACCAAGAGATGAATTTATAAAAGAAATATGTGTGGACCCACAATTAGACCCAAACTGTTCGGTTGTTAGAGATATTGGACCAACATCCTATCAAAATTTTAAAGAGATGTTAGGGTTATATATTAATTATAAATTAGATTATTTAGCAACAGACCAAAATACAACAGGTGATTACAATTCATTTTTTGAAAACAATGGATACGGTGTACCTGGAACGGTAATGAATGGGGACATTCTTCAACTAATTTCAATAAATAATGAAGTTGGCATTGAAGAATTTGATTTACAAAATAGAAATTACGCAGCATATAATCCACAAGTGTTGGATGTTGAACAATATCCTGGATTATTGGATGGAGGACCACTACCAATAAATCTCGTATTAGATGATGGTGAAGGATATAGAGTTAGGGCATGTTTAAATGAACCCGGAAGATTGACTGAATCATCACAAAAAGTTCCATTTTACTTGTGGGAAAAAGGTGGTACAGGTTTTGGTTCGAGTGTTAATCAACATTGGGACTATACTACACCAATCTCAACTGCAAATGGTAATTTACAACCATTACAAGGTATGACCTATAATTACAAATACAGTGGAGATACGACACACAAATATTTGTTATTACCAATGACAAAACAATATAGTGGTGATACGTTTACATATACAGGTGTAACATATAATGATGTGTATGCGGATATTGAAACAACAGGAGCAACACATACAACTTATAATAATCAAGAAGAAGGATTCACAGTACTCGAAATTGCCACAGGCACATTAGATAATCCATTAACGGGAACACTATGGATTAGAACGGGAGAAACAAGTAATTGGGCATCAAAGGCATGGACAAACGACCTTGATTTTATGGTAAAACCAACATCAACAAATTACGATGGTACAAAACAAATACTATCAACACCATTTCTGTTTTATTTTGGATTAAGACCAGGTAAAACCGCAATAGATAAACTAATAGAAAAATACGGACCAAAAGGTGCGTTCCCGTCTGCTGAATAATGGAAAAGAAACAAATCATATTACCAAGTAAAAAGTTCGCAAAGGCGGATGACCAAGAATTAGAATTAAAACTAAATCTTGATAATAGTGATACACTTATGCGAATAGGTGAAAGGGATATAATATTAGATATAGATGAACAATATTATAAAGAACGTAATGAAAGTATAAATTATAAGATATACGGAAAATTAAAAATGATTTTTAGAAATTTATATTCCGGTAGTACAGGTTCATATGAACCTTTAACGAAGAGTCTTTATTTAAATGGTGATGGTAGTGATAATAATTTCAATGGATTTTTACCATATGATGAATTTGCATTTTTAAGAAGGGACGTTTATAGGGAAGTAAATTTACCAGTAACTGGAAATACAATAGGGACCTTTACACCAAATATAGTAAAATCAGGATCAACGGCACACACAACTATAACACCAATATCGGCACCATATCAAAATTGGAATTTATATTTAAGTTATGTGTATAGTGGTGATAGTAATTTTAATATGGTTTATACGTTAACAGGTGTAACAGGTAGTACGAAAGTTAGTTTTACCGCTAAAGATGGTATACCATTTAGGGTTGTAAATTATAACACATACTATGAATTGACATCACCAGTTGAACATGGAATGAACGAAGGAGAACACGTGGTTTTATCAGGTGGAACGTTAACAGGATTATCAAACCCAACTGGTTCAACATTTTATATTAATTCAGTTGGTAATGAAACATTTGACTCTGGAAAATATGTTATTAATATTTTAAAGTCACAAATAAAAACAGGAACAACACTCAATACAATTATGTTAGGTAAAAGATGTAAAGATTTTACCAATATCGTTCCCTCAACATCTAAATATTACGTTCACAAACATAAAACATTAACTAACACAGGTGGATATATAATGGATTCACTTGGATTTGAAAGTCCAGTGTTTGAAGATGAGAAAAAATTGTTACTTGAAAATAGTGCAGGAATAAATGATGTTGTGGTTGAAAGAAATAGAATGGAATCTGTTTTATACGATTTTAAAGAACCATTTAAATTAAGCGGATTAACAAATAATTTAGGATTTAGTCCAACAAATGTTTTTGTTACTGCAATTTTTAGAAATGGAAATGGATATTTTAATTATCCACCAAAGGTTGGATATAAATTTAATTTCCACGATACGTGGATTGATGAACATTTTAGTGGAACTACGTCAAACGAAACAAGTTTAACAAGTTCTGGATTTACAAAAAGTGGAGTTACATTTTTAAGTGGTCAAACATTACCAATCGGTTCAATATTAAATGGTGCCTTTGTTGAGTATAATCCAAAAGAAATGACCGAAAGAATTGTTAGTGAAGCATTTCATAAAATCACAAATCCCACAAATATATTTGACCATAATCAAGATATGAATGTAGATGGTTTTAGTGGTGCCACATCTGGAAATACAATGGGATTAATATACCAACCACATTATAGAATTAAATTAAGAGAATTATCACCATATACTGAAACGGCAAATACTAATGATATTTTCAACTTACCTGAAAATGCAAAGTATGACCCATATGATAAAGTTTGGAGATGGAGAGATATATATGACCATGGTTATGTTGATTCCGATGGATTCGGAACAGATTTTCCTTTTATGAATGGAAATCATTATGTTAAAGCAAACATTAATTTCTATTTAAGAAATGAAAGATATTATAAAAATAAATCAAATGGAATAATGAATTTCATGGATGTAAATAATAAAAATAGTAATTCAGATTGTTAACATGAAAATATTAAGAAAAGATACTGATTTAAATATATTATTGAATACTGAAACTGATTTTCAAACAAATCTCGGTTGGGAAGAAAACTTGAAAGAATTTGAAACTGAAATATTAAGTGATATTATTAACCCAATTGAAAATTATGAAACGGTTAGATATATTCATAAACCATATACGTCTAGTGGAGTAACACAAACCGATATTTGGTTTTATTTTTATTTTCAAAGCGGTGGAACATATGTTCAAGATTATACCCCACAAGGTATAAGTTCACAAGAAAATGAACATATGTTAAAACAGGCGACTGAGAGTTTTTTTAGATTAGAGTTTTTTAAAACACCAGGAACTGTATCAAGTAATATATTAACATGTGAACCACCAACAAGACAAAATAGAAAATTAATATTTGCAAAAAATTTGTCATTACCGTTAGGTGAGAAAATGTTTTATAATCCACTTAATGGTTATATACATTTACCTGTTTTTAGAGGATCAAATTATAGTAATAAAGAAAATATGTATTTCTTTTGGTTCCAAGATGAAAGTGTTTTAACTGAAACTAATTTAAGTGGTACAACAACAGGTAACACCTTCTTTATGACAGCAAAGTTTTATAATGCAAAAGAAGGTACAATTTTAGATTTTACAAATGATTGTTACAGTACGGGTCACACTATTACTGAACAAAATGATATGTACTATCAAGTTGATATTAATAAAACAGATTATTCGTATCAAGTTTATTATTACAATGGTGTAGTAAAATGTGAAGAAGTTGGTTTTACAAACAAACCAATAATGTTTTTTGAAAGAGGAGGTGGAACGGCACCAACTAACATAGTATATCACACATGTTCAAATGTAACACCTACACCGACACCAACTGCAACCCGTGTAGCAACACCAACACCAACTCCAACTCCAACACAAACTCAAACACCAAGTGGATCATCATCGGGACCAACTTATTATAGTGATGTTGTTGGTCGGAGCGCATCGTCAGTAAGTGATGCTTGTAGTCAAGTAAGTACAATTGGGGTTACGGGAAGTGGAACCTTATTCTGTAATTCGGCAACATTTACATCTACGGACGGATATTCAATGGGTACTGGAAATTATTATTTATCAAACGGTTCAAAATATGTACAAGTATCACATACTATTTATACGAATCTATTTACTGTCATCGGTGGTGGTTGTACAACATGTCCTGGCGTAACAATATACGATTGGTACACACTTGAAAATTGTTGGGACCAAACTACTGGTTATACAACAGGTCTTACAGTAGGAACATATGCTGTAAATAATAGAGTAACAACATTTTTAGATATTGGTACAATATGGAAAGTAATTGCAATTAGCTCAAGTAATCCGGCACCATTAATAAATAAAATATCTGTCGCACCAAGTTTAGATTATTTTAGTGCAATACAAAATGGTTGTCCACCAATATTTGAATATTTTTTAAGTGATCCATATACAGGTACCACATTATTCTGTTCATCACCTGGTAAATCAACTGGAACATTAATAAAAACGTTTTCACCTACAATATCAGAAATTTTAAATTATCCAGTTTATAATTCAAGTAAAGTTTTATTTGAAGGTGCGGGTAATGATTATAATTATTTTATTTCCACCTCTGCTGGTGTAAATTCATATACAAACGGTAGCACACCTTTAAGTAACAATAGAATATTAATAAAAATTGACGGTACAATAACAAACAACGGTGCAGGAACCCCTGGTTACGTTTTAGATGTATATTCAACACCTTGTAGTGGAGGTGGCGGAGGAGGAAACTTATAAAAAATAATAATGAAAAGAATTAACCATACCATTAAAAGAAAAAAAATACCTGAAGTGAAATTAGTTTCATTAACAGGTAAGACATGGTACGATTCAAATAATAACCCAACACCATGGACGGGTGACACTGAATTTTTAGTTACAGGTTTTACACCCGACACAGGTTATGTTGTTTATAACGTAACCGGTGGAACTGTAGATGGTGGTTATTATTATAAATGGAATACACCAACAGAAGACACATGGAATTTAATTGTTGGTACAGGTACGACAGAACAAGAAATAGAAACCCATGTTAATAGCCAAATACATGAAGATTTTCAACTACCATTATTTTTAGAAGCAACGGCTGATGAAATGGGAGATATGGTTGATTTTGATAAAAATATTGGACATAATGAAATTAGTGCAAACTTCGCATATGAAAGTGTTTGTACTGAAACTGGTAGTACAATAACAATTAACAACACAACAACATATCAATTAGTTAATATAATTTTGGCTAATGATACGAATCCAGACGGAACAACGAATGTAACGAGTGTTAGAAGATTGGCTACAGAAATATCCGAACAAAATGTTTTAGACGAATTAGAAGATTTTTTAGTGGTTGATGGACAAGATTTTTCAATATCGGGATCATCATTTACGGTACATTGGGGAGACGAAACAACATCACCAATTGGAATTAATGGTAGTGTAACAAAATCATTTGATGTTGCCGAAGAAAAAACAATTAGAATAGTTTTTGAGTCACCATATTTAACAAATCAAGTGGTTAAAGTTGTTAATTGTGGTGAAACTGCAGTGAGTTACATGAGAATTAATACCGAAAACAATGACCCTATTCAAAGTGAAAATAATAATTACATAAATGTCGATTAGAATCAAAAACTAATATATTTATTAGTTAATCAATAGCTATGGCAGGACTAGATAAAAAAATTAGTGAATTACTCGAATTTTCGGGAGATACCTCAGGTTCATGGTTAATTGTAAATAATAGTAGTGAAACGGCAACATCTAAAATTAGAAGGGAAGCTTTTCTAAGTGGATTTAGCGGTGGAAGTAATGGTACATCAGGTTCTTCAGGTTCTAATGGAACTAGTGGAACAAATGGAACTTCCGGAACAAATGGTACATCGGGAACTAATGGTTCATCTGGAACTAGTGGTTCGTCAGGTTCATCTGGAACTAGTGGTTCATCAGGAACTAGTGGTAGTTCAGGTTCTTCAGGAACAAGTGGAAGTTCTGGAACTAGTGGTTCGTCAGGTTCATCTGGAACTAGTGGTTCATCAGGAACTAGTGGTTCATCAGGAACTAGTGGTTCTAACGGAACAGACGGAACTTCTGGTTCTAATGGTACTGATGGTAGTTCTGGAACAAGTGGATCTAATGGTACAGACGGCACATCGGGAAGCAATGGTACGGATGGAACGAGTGGTTCTAATGGTACCGATGGTTCTTCAGGAAGTAACGGTACTAACGGTTCTTCTGGAACATCAGGAGATTCATTATTTGCCGAAACAGGTTCATATTGGTATACAAAAAATAATATACAAATAGATGGTACGTTAACAGCTAAAGAATATTATGTTACATTAATATCTTCTTCAGTAATGTTTGTATCAGGGTCAAATAACTTTGGTAACACATTAGATGACAATCATAATTTTACAGGCTCAGTTAATATATCAGGTTCATTAACAATAAACGGAACATCATATACCGCGGCAACTTCAGGAACTAGCGGTAGTAATGGAACCGATGGTTCTTCTGGTTCATCAGGTTCATCAGGTTCAAACGGTACAGACGGTTCATCAGGTACTAGTGGTAGTAATGGAACAGACGGGTCTTCAGGAACTAGTGGAAGTAATGGTACTGACGGTTCATCAGGTTCCAATGGTACAGACGGAACTTCAGGTACATCAGGTTCTAATGGTACTGATGGTTCATCAGGTACTAGTGGAAGCAATGGTACAGATGGTTCTTCAGGAACTAGTGGAAGCAATGGTACAGATGGTTCTTCAGGAACTAGTGGAAGCAATGGTACAGATGGTTCTTCAGGAACTAGTGGTTCTAATGGTACAGACGGAAGTTCAGGTACATCAGGTTCTAATGGTACAGATGGTAGTTCTGGTACTAGTGGTTCTAACGGTACAGACGGAAGTTCAGGTTCTTCAGGTAGTAATGGAACAGACGGTTCTTCAGGTACTAGTGGAAGTAATGGAACAGATGGTAGCTCAGGTTCTTCAGGTTCTAATGGTACTGACGGGTCTTCTGGTTCTTCAGGTTCAAATGGTACAGATGGTTCTTCAGGTAGTAATGGTACAGACGGAAGTTCCGGAACATCAGGTTCTAATGGTACCGATGGGTCTTCAGGAACTAGTGGTTCTAATGGTACAGATGGTTCTTCAGGTACTAGTGGTTCTAATGGTACAGATGGTTCTTCAGGTACTAGTGGAAGCAATGGAACAGATGGGACTAGTGGTTCTAATGGTACATCAGGTGATTCATTATTTGTGTCGGGTGCTGGATTTTATTATACAACAAATAATTTACAAATTACAGGTTCAGTAAAAATTAAAGGTACAATTACGGCTGAAGAATATAATGTTACATTAGTATCTTCTTCTGTTTTATATTCATCAGGATCAACAAAATTTGGTGACACATCTGATGACACACATCAATTTACTGGTTCAGTATTAGTTGAAGGAAAAGTTAATGCTAGTTCATTAACGGGTTCAATTAATTTTAATAATTTAACAAATGTTCCTTCATTAGTATCGGGTTCATCACAAGTATCATTCGGTGGTATAACAGGTGTTCCGTCAGGTATTGTATCTAGTTCATTACAAATAAAAAATTATGGAGATTTTGCTACAACCGGTTCAAATACATTTAAAGGAAATCAAATAATTTCAGGGTCATTAACTGTTACAGGTAGTGTAAGTGCCGCGGCGTATTATGAAGTATCGGATATTAGATATAAAGATATTATTTCAGTTAATCCAAATGTAGATTTATCAACATTAGATGTGATTCAATTTACACTTAAAGGTGATAGTCAAGTAAGATATGGTTATTCGGCTCAAAGTGTTAAAGAAGCTTGTTCTGACTTAGTCGTTGGTGATTTACCAATGAGTGTCAATTATAACGATGTCCATACTCTCAAAATACACCAATTGGAAAATAAAATAAAACAATTAGAAAATAAATTAGAGTCATTGTATGTCATTATCATGGACAGGGATAACCAAAAATAAAATATTAACTGATAGTGATATTAATAGAGCCGCTGAAGATGGTTTTTTAACATCAAAAACAACGATTCCAACAACAGATAAAGGAGTTACAAAAGAACGTGCACTACAATATATTAATATTAACCCCCTACATGTTTCATATACTGGAAAATCGTCCAATCAATTAATTACTAAAGAAGATATTAAAAAACCTTGTGATGAATGTACATCATATAACATCGTTATTAATCAGAGTGATTTAAACGATATATCAGGTAACACCGATAATAAGATTTATTTATATTATTATCCTTGTGGAACTTATAGTGGAGTTACACCATATATAACTTTTTCATATCCAGGAACATTTACAGATTATATTTGTGCTCAAAGTTGTGCCGTTACAGAACCATATTTATTTTCAAGTTTTGATGAAGGTAAAATATTAACAGATTCAAGTTATGTTGAATTAGCAGGAAATTGTGCAACATCAACATTTAGAAGCGTTTCTTGTAGTGGTACCACAGTTTATAATGTTGCATCTGAAGGATTTAATTACCCACCTACACAATTTGATTTAGGACAAACTTATGGTAATGTAGATATTACAATTAGTATTAGTGGAAATACAAATTCAAACAACGAAATATTCATCGGTAATAGAGCTGAGAGTTATGGTACAACATATGCATTCGGTACAGGTAATCAAAGTATATCAGATACAGTAGGTTTTATTAGTAATACAACTAAAACAACATTAGACGTTGTGGTTTATTCAACTACAACAGGTAATACATTTACACCATTTAATGTGGTATTTACTGCGTCATGTCCTGCAAGTGATGACACTTGTTCAATTGCAACAACAGGTGGTACATATTATAGTGGGACAACAATTAACGTAACAGCAATAGGAAATATTAAATACGAAACAACAACTGGAATGGTATTTAAAAACATAACATCAACTGGAACGTACACAATAAACGATTGTATATTAATCAATTCAATATCACCAGGTTATCCACTAATTAGTGTTGCAGCATATAATAATGTTGTTACGGGAAGTAGTTGTAGTTCGGTTACAGTAGATACGTCAGGTTCAGAATCATCATCAACAGGAACAACAGGAAACTGTAGAACCATAACATTTAATGCAAATCAAGGATTTAGTGCCACCACATATTGGATAGATTGTGACGGCATTATACGAACAAGATTTGTCGATAGAGGAACCATATTCACAACCACAGGACAAGATGGTAGTGCGTCGGGATTACCATTAACATATGGGGCATTTTTATAAAATAAAATAACATGAGTACAACATATACAACCATACCTATAAAACAAATAAGTAACAATTTTGGAACTGTTAATAAAGTTATTTGGTTTGATGTTACAAATATTCAAGGTACGTTTGGGGTTAATTTATTTATCACACCAAATCAATCTACAGATATGAATATTGTAATATTTAATAAAGGGAGTAATGAAGAAATGTATAGAAAAACATATAATAAATCATCTGATAGTTCAGTTATAACTGATACTGTTAAATTAAGACATGTTCCTGGTCAAAAATCGGCAACTTACGGAATTAAAAGTTTATAAAAATGAGTATAACCGGAGGTACATTCAGTGTTGATTGTTTAATAAGTGATGTCTCATCATCAACAAACGATTGTGGAGTTCAAAAAACTTTAACATGGTCTAATGCTGGTACCAAATCAAATATACAAAGTTATTTCTTCAATTATAATCAATTAAATAACAAAATTCCGGTTTATGTTTTCATAAAACCAAAAGTCAAAAAGTTATTTAAATTTACATTCACACCAGGTTCAAATAACGGTTCAAATATTACTATTAATATTAATCAAAAAATAAACGGTGTTTATACGTTAGTAGATGTTGAAAATTTAAATACGCTATCTACTGAGACTTCAAAATATATTACACTTTATTTTGATGAAAATAAAAATGATGACATTTCACTAACTTTAGATATCATTACATCAGGTGGAACGAGCGGACAAATGTATTGTGAAATTGATTGTGACCCTGCAATAATAAGTGCTGAATTTTGTACTGGATTTACGAACTCAAATTATTATTGTACAACATGCCCAACAGTTGTAAAATTATATAGAGCTAAAACACCTAATTTACCACCAATAAATGGTATTTTGAATATTAATTCTGGATTTAGTAATTTCTCACCTTTCACAACAGGACCTTGGTATTTGGATAATGGATTAACAATTGAAGCACCTTCAGGTGTAACATATTCTTATGCTTCTGGAGATATTGCAAAAAGATCAATATACACATATAATCCATCTACACATTCTTTTATATTACAATCAAGTTGTTTAGGAAGTAATTCAAATTGCGGGGGAGATGTTATTTTAACACATAATTTAAGTGGATATACATATTCTCATCCATACATACCAACTAAAAGCGAATTACCAAGTAATGGTTTAAAATACTCAATACAAGATTTAATTATAACTTTAGATAGTTCAAATAAAATTGTACCTATAACAATTTCAATAACGGGACAATGTAAAGATGCTTGTTTTACTATTTCTGATGGTGTTAATAATAGTCACGCTGGTAATGTAAGTTATACAGATAATTATTCAGCAACTCCACCATATTTTGTTAAAGTAACTGATTACACATCTTTAAAAGTTCAAATGACAAATATTGGTACACGTGGAATAACCGCGGTAACAAACAGTGGTCAAATAAGAATAAGGGTTGCAATTGGACAATCAAAATCATATAATGGTTCTTCTGTTGTAACTAAAATTTCAGTTGGTTGTGGAACTACAATTTTTGGGTATGATATGGGAGTACATCCATATTCAGCGTACGATTCATATAATAGTCCAACCGCGGTAACTAAATTATGGTCATATAATAATATTAGTACATGGTCAGGTTCAACAGATAATTACTCAACCAAAGGTACATGCGTTTATAATGATGTTTTATTAACAAATTTAGCATTACCATATTATTATGCCGATAACATTAGAACATCTAACACAAACAAAGTTTATGAAATAGGTAATATATTACAAAGAAACTTTGGAACACATACAGATTATAAAATAACTAAAAAAGCATTTGGACCTAGAAAAACATCACCAATAGTTTCAGGACCTAAAGATTTTACAAACCTTAAAAATAGAGGTGATGAAGTTTTAATATCGGGAGAAAATTTAATACCTACATCAATTGAACCAACAATGAACGGTATTGGTTTAGTACGTAAAATATTATCAACATCAGATTATTATCAACCTTCAGTTTACAAATATTATTTAGGTTATACCTCAGGATTTACTGAGTCTAATTCTAATGATACATTCTTCACTACTTGGAATTTTTCAAATTCTACAGCTAAACCATTAACTGGATATCAACATATGTTAATGAAATTATCTGCAAGTTACATAGGTGGTACAAACGTACCAGATTTAATTAATTTATTAAAAGATGATAAAAGAGTTGAAGCTGGTTTTATGGGTGCTGCCGTATCAAGTTTACTTCTTGCTTGTGCAGGTTATCTTCCTGTGGCAGAGGGATTGTCACTTTTTGCATCATTTTTTTTAACTGTACCTGGATTATTGGTACTCGCTTTTGCTTATTTAGCGGTAAAGTTTATTGTGGATGCATTAAAAACACAAAATATAACAATTAAAGAAAAGTTCACATATTTTTACACTAGATATGCAACAACACCATATCTAACAACTGGAACAACAATTTATAAAACAAGTACTTTAACAACATGGAGTACGGGTATATATAATGACGGTGCATATTTTTACAATATTCCATCAAATTCAAATAATGGTAAACCAACTACAAAAACATTATCATATTCTACAAATGATGGTATAAGAACAAATTCATTTGATGTTATTAATACAAGTAAAATAAATTATATTACAGATTTTCATAGTTTATTTTTTTTAAGTTATGTTTCAGGTTATCCTGTTAAATTTAATACAAACCCAACATTATATTCAAGTAATTCATTATCAATAACTGTATCGGCGGAAACTTCAAATATCGGTGATTTAAACAACCCAATACCTGTTGTGTATTCTTTACCTTCGGGACATTCTGTTTCAACAATTTCACAAGAAGATGCGGATAGTAAGGCCGCAGGTTTTCTTTCTTCATTAACAGGTAATACAATTAGTTTATCATCATATGAAGAAAAACCAGGAATTGTTGACGTACAATTAAATTTCACACACGAAATTAAAAATGAAAACATACCAAATGTTTTTATTTTGAATTATGATAATTCGGATGAAAATGGAATTACAATTGGTAAAAAATTATATTATGATTATAATGGTAAGTCCACAGTATTAAATGGTTATTATTCATTGGTAGGTACTTCACCATATAGAACCATATATAAAACAGTAAATGGTGTTGTTACAGATATACTTACATGGCAAAACAGTAATGAAAATTATGTCACATCGGTAACAACTGGAACAGGTGCAACTATAAATACACTTTTAGATTATACAAGTGAATGGTATATAGGTTCTACGAATCATGAATTAATAAATTTGAATTATACTAATAATCAAGATAGTTTAATAACAAATTGGAATACAAATACATTTTACTCTGGAACAACAACAGGTGTCACAGTTAATAAAGGTTTTACAAATTCATTGGCAGCACCCACCGAACTTTATTTTTATGACGATAATTTAACGGGTTTAACTTATAATGTGGCAGATGATGGAAAATATAAAGCAATTTATCCATTTAATAGTTTAATTTTCACATATCGTAATCCTTTTACGATTTTAATTAATGCGGAAGAAATTAGTGACCTCGATAATGATGATAACGGTATTAATTTTTATTTAACCGATATTAGTGGTAACACTGTACCATCATATGTTGGTGTTACTTTTAATGTTAATATTTTTACAGGGTCAACGAGTTTACTTTCATCTGAAAGAATAACAATTGATTCAGATGAAACGAATCAGTTTTTATATTTAAATATTCCTCAAACAGGAGGCACACTAACGTCATACAACATAACAAGTTATGAATCTGAAAACCCATTTGATAAAATAACTTTTATTCAAAGTGGATTTACACAAAGTACAGGTGTAACTACTTGTCCGTATTATACGGGAACAACATATATTGTCGATTCATATGGTTATGTACAATACAATAGATTTAATACGATTAATAATGGTTTTATAACTGAAGTTATTTATGTCTCTGAGGCTATATATGAAATTACAGACCCAATTCAATATCAATCATTAGTTCCTGTTGTAGATACTGAAACGTATTATCCACCCGCAAATATTAGAATTTTAGAAACAGGAGTTTGTTATGTCGTACCAACTCCAACTCCAACCCCAACAATAAGTTTAACCCCAACACAAACAGGAACACCAACTCCTACACCAACAGTAAACTGTTCATTCGGTGTTAGCATTGTAATATTAACTCCAACCCCTACTCCAACAGGAACAGGAACCCCAACACCTACTCCGACAATAACTTTAACACCAACAGGAACAGGAACACCAACTCCTACACCAACAGTAAACTGTTCATTCGGTGTTAGTGTTGTTGTATTAAGTCCAACACCTACTCCTACACCAACTGGTACCCCAACTCCTACACCAACAATAAGTTTAACACCTACAATAAGTTTAACACCAACAGGAACTCCAACAGGTACTCCAACAGGGACACCAACAGGAACGCCAACTCCTACACCAACTCCTACACCAACAATAAACTGTTCGTTCGGAGTGAGTATAGTGGTATTAAGCCCAACCCCAACCCCTACTCCAACAGGTACTCCAACAGGAACACCAACACCAACACCAACAATTAGTGTTACACCGACAATTAGTGTTACTCCAACTATTAGTGTTACACCAACTGGAACACCAACTGGTACACCAACTGGTACACCAACTGGTACACCAACTGGAACACCAACTCCAACACCAACAGTAAATTGTTCATTCGGCGTTAGTGTGGTCGTATTATCACCAACCCCAACCCCTACACCAACAGGAACACCAACCCCTACACCAACAATTAGTTTAACGCCGACAATAAGTTTAACCCCAACAATTAGCTTAACGCCAACAATTAGTTTAACTCCAACAATAAGTTTAACACCAACAATAAGTTTAACACCAACAAGAACTCAGACACCTACACCAACAGGAACACCAACTGGTACCCCAACACCAACGCCGACAGTCAATTGTTCGTTCGGTGTCAGCATTGTTGTATTAAGTCCAACCCCAACACCAACAGGAACACCAACAAAAACTCCAACACCAACTCCAACACCAACTGGTACACCAACAGGAACACCAACTGGTACACCAACAGGAACACCAACCCCTACACCAACAATTAGTTTAACGCCGACAATAAGTTTAACCCCAACAATTAGTTTAACTCCAACAATAAGTTTAACACCAACAATAAGTTTAACACCAACAATAAGTTTAACACCAACAAGAACTCAGACACCTACACCGACACCAACTACATCGTTACCGGCATTAACGGTATCGGTAAGTTCAAGTACATTACAATCATGCTATAATGTTAGTGATGCATCATTTACATTAAGTGCGAGTGGTGGTAATGGTGCGTCATATGAATATTCCAAAGATGGTACAACATACCAAGCAAGTGCAACATTTAGTTCATTAGCGGGTGGTACATATAATGGTTATGTTAGAAATACAAATAGAACTGGAACTGTTGCATCAGTTTCAGTTGGAAGTTTAGTAAGAACAGCACCAAATGCAACAATAACGGTTACAAATGTAAGTTGTAATGGTGGAGCTGACGGACAAATTGCAGTAACATCTGGTACGGGTGGAACAGGTAGTGGATATAGTGGATCAACAGATGACGTTACATATTTTGCATTACCAAAAATATTCTACACATTAACTCAAGGTTCTTATGATGTATATATTAAAGATAGTAATGGTTGTAAACAATCTTACGCACAAACAATCACACAACCAACAGCACAAGTATGTAATATTTCAGTATATAGTTATGATACCGGAACAGGAGATGGTCAAATCGCTGTGGTAGTTTCAGGAGGAACAGGACTTAAAACTCTTAAATTGTATCAAGATACATCTACACCATATAGCGACTACTCAACTGATACATTAATACAAAGTGGCACTTCTGTCGCTAATAATACAACATATTATTTTACAAATGTACCTTGTGCAGCAACTAGTCTTTGGGTTCAATGTACGGACGCAAATAATTGTGTAATACATTCTAATACGTCGGTTAAAACTTGTGGATATTTCCAAACGTTTCCAGGAACATTTAAACTTGGTAATAACTTAACGTGTACACCACAATCGCCATTTAGTAGAATTTACTTAGGTTCAATTGACTATAGTAATTTTGTTGCAAATGGTGGTATGTTAAGTACTGGAATGGTATTATATACCGATGGTAGTGGTACCATTTATACATTTAACACAATTTATGATTCTACCTCTACAAATATATACAATGTATCGTCAGGTGTTGTTGGAGGAGTTAAATCACTTTGTTAAAAAATAAAAAAAATGACGATATTTATAATAAAAGAAATTAAAATTTAAAAAATGCCAGCAGGACCAATAATCGGAACATCTCAAGTTAGTTTACAATTAACAGGGGGATCATCAGTACCAAATAACTTTACTGTCGATATATATTCATGGGACGTTGCAACCGACGTCGCAGTTTATAATAGAACTATCATTACGGGTTTAACAAGAACAGCAACATCGGCGGTAAATGGAGGTTCATTAGCCGTATCACCATATTATGGGATTACAGGCATAACAGGTTTAGATAACTATGTTAAATTAACCAGTACAACTTCATGTAGTACAACTACAACACAAGATATCACAAGTGCAGCATTAACGGTATACACCCCCAATTCAGGAACATTAACTGAAGATTATCCATCAGGGGCGGAAGATAGCTTTGCCACCACTGGTATGGGTGCCGGCACTTTATCTCCCGGCTCACATCAAGTTGCACAACTCACAACATTATCTTATTTAGACGCGGCCGATTTTACTTTGAGTTATTTAAGTGGAACCACCGTTTCCACTGGTTTAGTAGTTGGAGGTGCATATACATATGGACCATTTAGTAGTTTTTCTGTAACAAAATCGGGTAAAGTATTTTCATTATTTGGGTCGGCAAATACAAGTTTAAGTGCACTAAATAGTAGTATACATGGTGTTATGAGGTTAACATACAATCCTTCAGGATATTATGTTAATTTTAATTATTATTATGTACCAACTTCACTTTAATCTATCCCTTTATTTACATTAAATTAATCTTTATATTACCTAAAACCTAATAAAGATATTTATAGGTGTAAATAATTTATATGTCAGATTTATTTGGAAGTATGTCTTTTTATGTTCCGTCTTACCCAATGTCGGGTGAAACACAATCTGTAGTAATACAAAATTATTTAAACGATTATGAATATACCCCAACAACGGGATATACCACAACAGGTTTTACTTATTTAGGTATTGGAGGTAGTAAGTTATCCGAATTAAAAAAATACGGAGCAACAGGATATACACAAACATTAACAAGTGGATCAATAACAGGAGGAACAACTTGGACGGGTTATACATTTAATTATACACATAATACCACTGGTTCCACAAGTTTACAATATAGAGATTATTCTGACGGGTACACCATGATTACAGGTAGCACTACAGGGTTTACCAAGGAGGAAGTGATTAACTATACCCTGACAAGAAACGAGCATTTTTTGGGGTTTGTAGAACAACCAACCGTTTATTCTGACATTTTTGTGGAACGAGGTAAATTGGGAGTTATGGAAAGGAACTTCAGGTTAAGTGAAATTGATAGTATGGGTGAATTGAGTATATATGGAAATGGGTATTTTAAAGTTAGAAAACAATAAGATTTATATTTATTAATAAAAGAAAATGGCAGTAGGATCATATGGTATTGTAAGACCCGCAGACGTATCACCAGCAGACGTAGAGATATTATATCATTACGTTTCGGGTAGAACTGCGAACGTTACACCAACATTAACAAAATTAGATTCCACAGCAATATTAACACCGGTATTTCATAATGAAAATACAGGTGGTGTTGCAAATAAAGAAATTTTAGGTGGTTTATATAATCTGAAATTACAAGCGGGTCAATTCTCTGATTTGGGAATTTACACATTACATTTACGTCCTAAACAAGTTAGAACAAATATTATGGATTGTGGAGTTTTAGCGTCACTTCCATCAGTTAGAGGTTTAGTCATTGACATTGGTAATGTACCGGTTGACGACCAAGGAAAATTCACACCACAAGGATTAGTTGGATATAGAATTGAATATATTAATAAGACCAATTACCAAAAAGTTCCAAACTTTTATAGATTGGTAACTTCATCTTTTTATTGTGTACCAACTACTGCAAATTTATCAAACTCAACAGATAAGGCGATTAGGTATCAATATACCGATTCCCAATCTAACTTTATATTTTTAACAGTAACACCAAGTTCATCACCATCAAGTAGACCAAATGTGGTTCCATTTATCGGTGAACCAGGTCAAACTATTATTTTAACAAATACATTCTTCAACCCAACAACGGTTGAAATTGAAATGGTTGAACATGACGCATCAACATTGGCACACGCACTTTACGGTGACCAAACTAAGGCAATTGCTCCAGGTATTTACACTATCTACGATAAGGATAAGAATATCTATAAACAATACAATCTTTATGAAATTAAAGACCAATTTAACGAGACATTATATGAAGTTCGTGAAGAAAGAACAAGTATTGATGAAACATTAAATTTAGATAACATAACAGGATAATGGCTAAAGTAAGATATAAAGTTCCAAGTGAAGCTGCTAGTGGTGTAGAAACATTTAGTGATAAATTAGTCGGCACACAGATTACTGATGGTACTAGTCAACTGACTAATACGAACTTTGATATTAATAGAGTCATTCCTGAAAAAGATAGTAAGGATTTTAAATCACAACCTTTTTCTGATTTCTTAACATTGAAAGATTTAAAGGAAGAATTAAGTGCCGCAACCACACAAAATGGTAGAGCAAAGAAAAAAGAAAAAATTAAATTTAAAGGTGGAATTAATGATGCTGGTAAATCTTTATATGGTTCATTAAAACAAAGATTACAAGTATCAATATCAGATATTATTACAAACTTTCCTGCCGCAATATTAGTTGATAAAGATAGTCCCATTAAAAGTGTTGACGTCACATTATCAGGAATAACATATAGTGAAAGCGCAAAGACAACTGATTTTTATATTCAGAAATCAATTTTATTTAATCCGTTTGATATTACACTTATTAAACCATTAAGTAATACTTTACCGACAACTGATAACACAATAAGAAATTTTTATTCTTCATATACAAAATATGTTTTAGTTTATAATAATCTAACATATGATATTGTTTCATATACCGAACCTAACGCATTAAATTTAATTAAATTAAAAGTTAAAGGAAAACCATTCACAGGTTCAACAATAAACGATAGTGTTTTAATAAGACCAAATGATGGAATTACCGAAGAATTTTTTAGTGGGTTAGATGAATTAGAAACTCTTTTATTAAATAGAGAAACTAATCCAAAATATCAAGCAAGTTTTAAAGTACCGAAAGATAGTTTAGATGAAACTAAAACTGAAATCGTTAATGTATATGTTAATTGGCCAACAACAAAAGATGGTTGGAATTTACAAATTGTTGGTATTGATTATGCAGATTACATTAGTCAATTAAGTAGTTTAGGTGATGAGATTGATGATTACAAATCTAATTTAATTATAAGATTTTTAACCGCACCACAATTATTTGAGTTTGATACGGATGACCAAAAAGCACAATCAATATTTCAATTATACGGTCAGTCATTTGATAGAGTAAAAAAATATATAGACAATATTGCTTACATGCGTAATGTAAGTTATGATGGAATAAATAATGTTCCCGATGTGTTATTGAAAAATCTTTCACAAACACTAGGACTTACAACTACAAATCTATTTGATGAAAAAACATTAGAGGATACATTATACACTAGACAAAATAGTGTATTTGATGGTTTATTAGTTGGTAAGACATTAATAGAGGCGGAGTATGAATTTTATAGAAGATTATTAGTTAACCTTACTCATCTATATAAATCTAAAGGAACTAGAGTATCTATAGAATTTTTCTTAAAATTCTTAGGTGCACCTGAACCAATGATTAAAATTGAGGAACACGTATACAATGTAACAAAATTACCAAACAATCCTAATTTAGAAACCGATTTATATGATGTAATTCAAGGAACAAAAGTTGATACTGTTATTACAGGAACAACTGCAGTTACGGGAAGTATTTTTACATATTATAGTGGAGGAACAACAGGATTAACAAGTGGATATACGTTTGCAACTGGTTCAGTTACAAGTTCATCAACATTAAGTAGAGATGAATATCCAATTGATGAAAATGGATTACCAAGAAAAACAACAAATTTATCTTCAGACATATTTTTCCAAAAAGGTTCAGGATGGAATGATTTAACTTTAGAACATAGGTCTAGTACAATTATTGATACGGATTTATCTAGTGGATCATTTGTCAATGGAGTTTTTCAATTAACAGGTAGAACTAAAACCATTAAAACAAAATCAAAAGATTATACATACGGAGAAGAATATTTTGATAATTTTAGAACACTACCAGGATTAGACTATGGGTTTAACATTAAAGGTTCAATAGATAATAAAAAGGCATCTGTTGTTACTGACGATGACTCATCTAAATTAATTCTTAATAGAAAAAATATTAACATATATCTATCACCGTCACAAACTATTGATTATGACGTCTATAGAAGATCAAGAAATAATAGTAAAACATTTGGTAATTTAACACCTCAAACAGGAGTAACATTTGAAGAGTTTTTAATATCCTCTTTAAGTAAAGTAATAACAAATTCAAATAGTATTAAATTTAGTAAATCATACAGTGGATTAACAAATGTTTTTTATGATTATTCCACTAACACCGGATTCACCCCATATAACTTCACATCGGTTAATGAGTTTATAAACAAAATGAGTCCGTCATGGTTAAAAGTTGTAGAACAATTTGTTCCATCAACTACATTATGGACAGGTGGAAACTTAATTGGAAATAACATTTTTAATAGGTCAAAATACGATTATAGAAAACCAAGATATGGTATACCTATTACAGGTAGCACAACTTATGATAGTGTAACATTTAATTGTGAAGAAATAGAATAATAATATAAATATTTATAACATATGAGCTTTTTAAATACAGGATATTCAGCAACGGTCGCAGCAAGATTAACACAAAAGGGTAGAAACTCTATTGCAAAAGGTAATTTTGTGGTAAGTTACTTTGCTGTGGGGGATTCTGAATACAATTATAATACAGGAACAACTCAAAATATATTATCACCATTTGACAAAGATAGTCATGTAAAATACCCAATTTGGTATACAAGTGGAAGTACATTTTTTGGAATACCGGTAGATAGTTCAAATACCACAATATGTAGGAATTTGGTCACAGCAAATAGTGATTGGACATTAAGTACGGTTTGGGATAAAAATCCGATTGGATTATCAAATATATATACATCTAATGCGTATGTTGGGGTTAAAAATTTATTAGGTTATTCATCATCTTCAGGACAAACATATAATACAGGAACAACAATATATGACACTACTGGAACTCCGGTAATCATTTCACCTGAAGAACAAAAAGCAATTGCAATATTACATTATACACAGAGCGGAACCACTGGAGACCCTTATAGGTTCTTTAAATATGATGATTACATCTGTATTGATAATACATCGGGTCAAACATCGTTTAATGTGACATTGACCTCAATTATGTATCACAGATTAACGGGAGCAACATCGGGAGCAACATTTACTATGGGAACCGTTGATAAAAAAATGGTATCTAATTACAACTCAAGATATGAATTACCATATAGAGATTTAGTAGATTATGCTGGTAATACGGTTGGTAAAATATTTCACAATCAAAAACTTGTAGTATTTGATGATGAGGAAATTGTTGCAGCATTAGACACAGGATCAACGAGAAATTATACATTAACAGCACCAAAAGTGGATACTTTAGTAACAACTAATTACCCAATTACTGGATTAACAACAACAGGTAAAACTATGTGGGTTACGTATAAATTTAGTGGAGGTACAGTATCTGATGATTTACCTTGTAATTATTTTATGAAAGTTACAGGGTCAACAAATGATGAAAATGTTACTGTTAAATTTAGTAGTGGTGGATTTAAACATTTAAATAATGGTTATACTGCAACTCAATTTCATATATTACATCAATTAACAGATAACGGAGTTCAACCAACACCAAATAATTGGAAAATTAGGGATTACACAAGTGACTTAAGCGCAATCAATGATTTAAAAACCGGATTTACATTTACAATCAACCAAACCAAAATCACCGAAGCCATTGCAGTAGGAAATTATTCATCTTCATTATCAGGTTTTGGTGTAGATAGAGCGTTGTCTGGTGGAACTATTACAGGCACGGTTGCATTGGTAAGGTCAAGTGATATTGAAGAAATGGTCTTTAATTTAAATCTACCCGATGGTAAATTCACAACATCCCAAAACCCAACATTTACAGGTACATCTAAAATAACAGAAGTGGCTTTACTTAATTCTAATAAAGAAACATTAGCAATGGGTAAATTATCGTCACCAGTAACAAGAAGTGGTAGTCAGGTAATCCAAGTTAAAATTGATTTCTAACGATTTACATTTATTTTAAATTACATTATATTAGAATTATGAGTATAGATGTAAAATTTAAGAATAAGCCAAAGATACTGGGACTTGATATTAGTACAAAAACCATAGGGTTTGCTTTGTTTGATATTTCAGGTTCTAAATTATTGGAACTAACACATTTTTCCCCAAAAATTAAACCACAACCTGAAGATAAGTTGGAAGAACTTATGATGAAGGCCAATACATTTCAAAGACATTTGGAAGGATATAAAGATATGGGTATTACTCGTGTCATCATTGAGGAACCTTTATTAAACTCAAATAACGTTTATACAGTAGGTACATTATTGAGATATAATACAATGATATGTAAATTGATTTATGATATTTTTGAAATTGTTCCAACATTCATCTCAACATATAACGCAAGAAAATATGCGTTTCCTGATTTAGTAGGTCCAAATGAAAAGGGACGTAATGTATTATTTGGTGGATATCCAAAAGATATCGATAAGAAACAAGTTATTTGGGATCATGTTAATGATGTATGTCCTGATGTTCAATGGTTGTACGATAAGAATGGTAAATTGAAAAAAGAAAATTTTGATATGAGCGACGCTGCGACCGCAGTTATTGGTCATTTCAATATGATAAAACAATTGGATAAATAATATTTGGCAACTGATATTTTATATTACGATTTATCAATGATATATTTAATAATAGGACGGGACAAGGGTTAAAAGCCTTGTTTGGTTGGTAGGAGGTTAGCGGTGGTGTGCTGGCCTCCATTTTTTTTTATAAGATTTTTTTGTTATAATATACAACATGAACACCCAAGAAGTAGATTATTCCGCAGTATTTGAAATTTTGGAAGATATATTTGGTGACTATAAGAATCATAATGATTATAGATATCAAGTCTCTTTTGACTGTCCTGTGTGTTCTCACGAAATCAAAGGGTTAGAAAAAGGTGATGGTAAAGGAAACTTGGAAATCAATTACAAATATGGTGTTTATAAGTGTTGGGTATGTGCCGAATCTCACGAAACACACGGTTCAATATATAAGTTAATTAAGAAGTTTGGTAACCCTAAACAACTTAAAAAATATATTTTATTAAAACCAGAAGAAGATGAGGATGGTAATAAAAAAGAATACAAACCAGTTAAATTACCAAAAGAATTTATTCCATTTAAAGATGCAAGTTTTGGAATGAAATTAACACCAGGATATAAGCAGGCATACAATTACATTAAAAGTAGGAATATTACCGATTTGATGTTGCAACTTTATAATATTGGATTTTGTGCAACAGGTGTATATGAAAATAGAATTATCATTCCTTCATATGATGAAAATAGAAGGTTGAATTACTTTATTGCTCGTTCTTTTTTAAACAAAACGAGAAGAAAGTATATGAACCCCGTAGTACAAAAGGAAATCATTATTTTCAATGAAAGTTTAATTAATTGGGACGAACCTGTTTATATAGTTGAAGGTGCGTTCGATAGTATTTTCATTCCAAACGCAATCCCAATGTTGGGAAAGTTTATGGGTGAACATTTATTTAAAAAACTATATGATAATGCAAAAAAAATAATTATAGTACTTGACCCCGATGCGTGGAACGACCAAGAGAGATTGTATCATAGATTGAATTGTGGGAAACTAATGGGAAAAGTGTGGAGTATTAAATTAGAAGGGGATAAAGACATTGCCGATTTACAAGGAAACTTAAGTGAATATAAAATGAAACAAATAGAGTAACATGAATTTAAAAGACATCTCATTAGAGATAAACGATTTATTAGAAAAGAGAAGACAAGAATTAGAATTAACATTCATAGAAGAAGAACACATTTACTATATGAAAGATGTTGATGGTGAAATTAAAAAGAACTTTCCATCCGTATCTAAAGTAGTTAAGAAATTTCACAAACCATTTGATGCTGATGGTATGGCACTTAAAATGGCAAAAGGAGACCCTGAAGGACAATCACAATTACTTGCCGAATGGAAAGAGGCTGGCGACTTATCAACCAATATGGGAAGTAGAGTTCACTTTGAATTGGAGAAAGATTTAATTGGTCGTTTTGGTAATTACAAAGAAGTTAGACAACCGATATTTGAGATTAATGAAGAACAACAACGCAAAAGTGATGCAATGATTAAAGCGGGAAAAGATTTTCTTGATTTAATGTTAGAACGAGGAGGGGTATTATTAGATACAGAAATTGTATTAGGTGATCCCAAAGAGCAGTATACGGGGCAACCTGATAAGTGTTGGTTAATGCAAAATAAAACAAAAGACGATTTTGGATTTGTAATAACTGATTGGAAGAGTAATAAGCCAAAGAACTTTGAGGTACATCACTATACTGGTAGATTGTATCCACCATTTAATAATTTTCATGATAATGCCTTAGGCCATTATTATTTACAATTACCATTATATGGTAGATTGTTACGTAAGATGCTAGAAGGGACAAAATATTCCGATACTAAATTATTAGGTGGAGTTATAGTTCTTTTAAAAGAAGACGGAACATTTACCGAATATAAAGTTCCACCACAAATAACAAATGCAATCCTTACAATGGATTTATCAAAATATATTTCAAGATGGTCAAAAAAATAATACACATTGCCGACTTACATATTCGTACAATTCAAATGCATGATTTGTATAGAGAACAATTTGAAACATTAATTGATGAGATACGAGAACATAATATTGTGTGGCATCAAGAAGGTATTGAATATGAAGAAATTCGTATCGTTGTTGCAGGGGACCTGGCGCATCAGAAAATAAATATTTCTAATGAACAGTTATTATTAACAAGTTGGTTTTTAAAAGAATTATCGAAATATGGTAAAGTTGTTATCATTCCCGGCAATCACGATTTCTTAGAAAATAATACACAAAGAATGGATAGTATAACACCTGTGGTTCAATTATTAGACGACCCAACTATTCAATATTACAAAGATAGTGGTGAATATATGGATGATAATATTCAATGGATTGTTTATTCATTATATCAACATAACGCACGACCTGAGTTTACTAAAGACGAATCTAAATTAACGATAGGATTATTCCACGGACCTATTCAAGGATTTTCAACTGATTTAGGTTTTACATTTGACGACGCATATGATAAAAGTAATTTTTATGGTTGTGATATTGTCCTATGTGGAGATATACATAAAAGAGCAATTGTAAATTTGGAGACGGAAATTGAAGTTGATGAAAAAGATGTTGAAAATTATTTAAAAAATGGTTGGGAAAAAGTGATTTAGTCTTTTTTGGTGATATTTATATATATCACTAAAATATTATAAATATGGAAAAAAATTGTGAAAGATGTGGAAATAAATTTAATGGAAAAAAAAATCAAAAATTTTGTTCTAAAAAATGTATTCACGTAAAAATTGAACAAATAGTAAAGGTGTGTGAATTAGATGAATGTGATAATACATTTTTAATTTATCCAAATGCTAAAATACCAAAAAGATTATGTTCAAGAAAATGTCAAGTTAAATGGCAAAAAATAAATATGGTGGGTGAAAGTAATCCAAATTATGGAAATAGGAAACCTGGTATGTTTAAACATACCGAAGAAACTAAAAAAATATTAAAAGAAAAAATTAAAGAAAGTTGGAAAAAAGAAAGTAGAATAAAAAAACATTTAGATTTTTTTGAAAGACATAGACTTGAAGATGGATCAATGGATTGGCATACAAATGAATTTAGGGAAAAAATTAGTAAATCAAATATAAAAAGGTTAGAAAATAATGAAACATCTTTTGCGTATAAAAATTGCACAAAAGGTTTTTTATTAAATACAAAAACAAATAATGAGGAGTTCTATCATTCGTCTTGGGAAATGAATAAGATGATAGAATTAAATGAAAATAAAGATGTATTTTTTTGGACGAAAAAACATGGAATACAAATAAAATATAATCATAAAAATTTAAATAAAATTTATTTACCCGATTTTTATGTTGAATATATTAACGGAGTTAAAAAAATAGAAGAAATAAAAGGATATGTCGAAGATGAAGAGCAATTAAAGTTAAAAATAATTGCAGTTAAAGAATATTGTAAAATCAATAATATACAATTTGTTATTGATTATGTTGAAAATAAAGAAAAATATAAACATTTAATAGAATGGGAAAAAAAATTAAATTAGTAAAAAAAATACCAATAATACAAATTGGTAGCCTCATTCAACAAAACTTTGGTGAGACAGTTAAACATCATGGGTATGGTATTTATGATGTGGAAACAAATGAATATACATTTCATGATTTGGATAACGAACAGCCGTTTCTTCATTTCTCAATAAACGATATAAAAGACATTGAAGATGGAAAAGAAACACACGTTAATCTTGGATAAGGAGTTCACTCAATTTTGTGAATTAAATAATATAACAGATATTGATAAACAAGCTCAAGAAACCTTTAATAGAGGATTTTCTTTATTAAAATACGGTGAGATACCAAATGGTAATAAAATTAGAGAAATCGTTGAAGTACCCAAAGAGACAATCAAAGAAGTTATTGTTGAAAAGATAGTTGAACGTATTGTTGAGGTTCCCGTTGAAGTCATTAGGGAAGTAATTAAAGAAATAACAATAGAGGTACCTGTGGAGGTCATTAAAGAGGTCATCGTTGAAAAGAAAGGTAAGAGTAAAACCGTAACTAAAGAGGTGATTAAAGAGGTTCCGGTTGAGAAAATTGTGGAAGTTGTTAGGGAGGTGCTTAACAATGATGAGATAGATAGATTAATGAAAGAGAATGAAAAACTTAAGACAGATTTAGATAACATTACAAATTCACTATCCAAGTTAGGGAAGGGTAGATTAATGAAGAATAGTAATATGAATTCATTATACGACGAATAATTTTCGGCAACTTACTTTTTTTTACGGAATCTTTTCTCTATATTTTAAATAATAAATTAATGATTATGATGAATTTTATTATGTGGTTGTTCATTTCCTATGGGATATCAAACATTATGGTTTTTGGTAGTATATTCAACACACCAAGAGAATGGATTACAAGAAAATCAGAATGGTTTGGAAAACTGGTGAATTGTATGATGTGCCTACCCTTTTATGTAGGCATTGGTATGTCCCTTGTTTTTGGGGGATTAACAAATAAATATTTTCCATGTCCTTGGTATATGTGTTTATTCTTTGATGCTGTTTTAACCAGTGGTTTAGTCTATTCATTTAATGTCTTGGTTGAGAAATTAGAAAAATAGAATTAAGTAATGAATAGTAATTTACCAATATTCCATCCATTTAATTTATTAAAAAGAATGAACAATTTTTTTAATGAAGTTGTTAATCCACTTTCACCTGAATTTATTGTTGGAGATTTTAAAGACGGAAGAAAAGAATCAGAAAAACAAGAAAATCCAATACGTGTGTTTCTAATGGATTTAAATTCAGAGGCAAGTAAGTATGGATTTAAATTTAAAAATAGATTAGATGAAAATAATGAAAGAAGTACCGAAGATATTATCATTGAAGATTTATTATCGATTGAACATACGGAGCATTTAGGTAATATTAAATCACATATGTCCAAAAATGCAAGTAATATTGGTAAAGATGGAATAATTGGTTATGCATTAACGGGAGACGACAAATCTTATAAAACCGCACAAATAACTGAATTGTTTCTCAACAAAGTAAAAAATAATGATAATAAAATAAATTATGGGTTTTATTATTATATATCTTATAAAAAAGATAAAAAAACATTTTTAGTACACGAATTATCATATATGTCACAAGATGATATTATAATTAACCCAACAAATTTTTTACAATCTAAAATGGAATATGAATCAGTTTATAGAACAAGTGAAGAAAGGTTTTATTTTTTGTGGGAAAATTATAAAATGTATGTTAGAAAAAATGTAATTAAATTTGACGGTATGGACCCATACCTATAATATATCATGAGTGAAAAAATATTGACGGAAGAAGAAATAAACAAATTAAATAAAGATAAATACGGACAGTTCTTTTCAAAGAATCCTGTAATAAGGAACGTAATACAATCTCTCATCTCAAACAAAGGTACAATTATGGAACCTTCAGTTGGGGAAGGAGATTTAATTTTTGGGTTAGAGAGTAAAGAACCTGTCTTAATAGACTTTAAACCTAAGGTTACGGAAATCAATAGTATTCCCGTAATTGAAATGGACTTCTTTAGTTATCCAGTAGAAAATAAATTTAACACAATTATTGGTAACCCACCATTTGTAAAATATAAATTTCTTGACGATAGTGTTGTAGAAAATATAAAACACTATGAATTTAATAAAAAGACTAATCCAAATGGATATAACAAGAAATCAAATCTATATTATTTTTTTATTCATAAGTGTATTGAACAATTAGAAGATAATGGAGAATTAATTTTTATTACACCAAAAGAGTTCATGTATAATGTGGGAGCGATTACTTTGAGAAATTTCATGTTTCAAAATGGTACAATAACTCATTTTATAGATTGCGGAGAGAAAAAGTTATTTACTGATGCATCTGTACCATCTCTTTGTATCTTTAGATTTCAAAAGGGTACATTCTTAAGAGAAACTAAATTTTGGGAAACAATCGAATCATATGTAAATAAGGATGAATGTGTTATTAAACCAATGAAGATATCAAATGACCAATTTTGTTTTTGTGATGAAGACGATACTAACACACTATCAGATTTTTTTGATGTTAAAGTAGGTGTAGTATCAGGATTAGATGGTTTCTATTCAACTGATAGGGTAGAAGATGGTGTTTATATACATAAATTTAGAACTAATAGTGGTTATCAGAATTATTATTTTTTTGACCAAATAAATGATATTAATTTAGTACCGGAGGATATTAGATTGTTATTCTTATTAAATAAGGATAAATTAAAAAATAGAAAAATTAAAAAATATACGGATAATGATTGGTGGAAATATGGTGCAGTTAGAAACTTAGAAAATATGTTAAGTGACAAAAATAGAATCTATGTCGCACCAAAAACAAGATTAGCAAATCCATTTTTTATGGGACAATCAAATGAACTTTACTCTGGTTCGTTGTTGGGTATATTTCCTAAAAAAGATAATATTGATTTGGAAAAATCTATTATGTTTTTTAATTCTGATATTTTTAAAAACAGATTAAAACAATTTTTTATAATGATTGAAGATAAATTTAATTTTACACCTTCAGTACTTGGAAAAATACCACTAAATTTAAACGAAATAATTTAATGAATCCGTTTATAAAAGTAACGTGGGAAGATGTCCCCGAAAATTTCACCCCTGAAAAAATCAGAAGAGTAAAATCTTATTTTGAGAAAAAATATAATGCTAAGACAGTTCAAGTAATCACTAAAACATTAACGAGTGTTAATCAAACACGATTAGAATCTTTGGAAGCGTCAGATAATATCTTAGACCACCAATATCAAAAGAAACTAATGAAAGATTTCATTAAGGATAATGAAATTGATATTAAATGGGAATTGGTTGATAGGTTAGATAATAAAGTTAATATTCAAATAGATAAATTAAATGAAAACAAAGTTAGATATAATAAATGGTATATTAGGAAAGTGGAGTTTTCTAATTTTTTATCATTCGGAGATAATAACGTTATTGATTTTACTGGGTTGGACGGTATTACGGTAATTGAATCCACACCAAAGAACTTCGGCGGTAAATCTACATCTTCAGTAGATCTTTTAATGTTCTTATTTTTTAATACAACAACAAAGACAAAAACTAACGGTGAAATCTTTAATAGATTTACCGATAAGAATGATGTAAGTGTTCGTGGTGAAATCACTATTGATGGTGATGACTACGTCATTGAAAGAAAGACATCTCGTAAGATGGGTAAGTCTGGTGAGTACACCGTTAAAAATGAATTAGAGTTTTATAAAAAAACTGAAGATGGAGAAATCGTAAATTTATCGGGTGAACAAAGAAGAGAAACGGAAGCATTTATATCTTCAGCAATTGGAACAGAAGAAGATTTCTTATCAACCATATTAACAACTGGTTATAATTTAGAAGAACTGATTGAATCCAAACCAACCGCTCGTGGACAAATCTTAACAAAGTTCATGGGGTTGGAAAACTTAAAAATTAAAGAAGAACTTGCAAAAGAAATTTATAACGATTGGGGTAAGAAATTGGTATCCAACACATATAACAAAGTTAGTTTAGAATCTGATAATGAAACATACAAAGAAAGTATTACCAATTCAGAAAATGAGATTGTAAAATTAACAAAAGAATTAGGTAAGTTTGAAAAGGATTTAGACAAGTTAGAAAAGAAAAGAGATGATGTATTTTTAAAAAGAAATAATGATGTTGATAAAGAATTACTGAATACAAATCCAACTTTATTACAAAGAGAAGTTACTTTTTTATTAACTCAAAAAAATGTAAGTCAAACAAACGCCGACGGAGTTAGTGTTGTTGAACCATCACAATTCTATGATGAAGATCAACACAAAGAGTTAAAAGGTGAAATGGCAAATCTTCAAGGAATTGATGTTGTATCCAAATATGAAAAAACTCAAAGAGAAAAATTAATTAAACAATTTGAAGAAGGAACAGTTTGTCCTACTTGTAATCGTGCGTTAGATGAAGTAGATCATACGGACGAGATTGAAAAGATTAAAAAAGAAATTGAAGATATCATTAAGGAGATGGAATTAAATCAAAATCAATTTGATTTATTAAAAGAACAATCTGAAGGATTTGATAAATTAAAAACCGAATTTGAAGCTTACGAAAGAAACAAACTTCGTAAGGAAAGATATCAATTAGAGATTGAACAAAAACAATTGGAGATTGATAGTAAACAAAAAAGATTAGATAATTACGAAAGTAATAAAAAGAAACTTGAGGATAACCAAAAGATTGATGCTGAAGTGATTGCACTTAAAACTAAAATAGAAACAGCAAACGGAGATATTAGACAGACAAACACTAACATTGAAAAACATACCAATAACATTTCAAATATGAATGGTAAGGTTGGTATCAATGAGGAGTTAATTAAAAAGATTACGGCGGAGGAAGAATTAGCTGCCGTGTTTAAAATATACTTAACCGTTTATGGTAAAAACGGAATATCTAAAATCATTCTTAAAAATATGATTCCATTAATCAATCAGGAATTGTATCGTTTGTTAGTTGATAGTTGTCATTTCATTTTAGAGATGAATATAAACGATAAGAACGAGGTTGAATTTATTATGATAGATACTGAAACTCGTATTGTTAAGCCTCTTAATGCGGGGTCTGGTTATGAAAGAACCATATCCTCATTGGCACTTCGTAGTGTATTAACTAAAATATCATCATTACCTAAACCTAACATCGTAGTTATGGACGAGGTGTTTGGTAAGATTGCTGACGAGAACTTGGAAATGGTCGGTGAGTTCTTTAAAAAGATTAAAAATTATTTTGACCATATACTTGTCATATCACACAATTCTTTAATACGTAATTGGTCTGATAATATCGTTATGATTAAGAAAGAAGAAAATGTTTCATCCATAGATTTTATCACAACAAAAATTTCTTAGTTTCAAATATCTTAATTATATTTGTCTTATAAACTAAATTTACTTTTATGACACCAAAAGATTACCAACAATTTGGACTTTACGCTAAAGACAAAGGGATAAGCTCCTTAGATTTACATTATCACAATCAAAAAATTCAAGATAGTTTAACTCCATATATTTTGGAGGAGAGACAAATGAATGTTACAATAATGGATGTGTTCTCAAGATTGATGATGGAACGTATCATTTGGGTTGCTGGTGGTGTAGATGACCATATGTCAACTATTTGTCAAGCACAATTAATGTTCTTGGATAGTTTAGATCATAATGACATTACAATGCACATCGATAGTCCAGGTGGAAGTGTAAAATCAGGTTTATCAATTGTGGATGTTATGGACTATATCACATCTGACATTAGAACCATCAATACAGGTATGGCGGCGTCAATGGGTTCGGTCCTATTAGGGGCAGGTACCAAAGGTAAAAGAGGGTCATTGAGGTTCTCTCAAACCATGTTACACCAATCATCAGGCGGTGCTGGTGGTAATATTCAAGATGCGAGAATTACTTTTCAAGAATGGGAAAAAGTAAACAATATCCTATTTGAATTATTAGGTGAATATTGTGGAAAAACCGCTGAACAGGTTAAAAACGACGCTTCAAGGGATTTGTGGTTAAATGCGGAAGATGCACTTACCTATGGAATTATTGATGAAATAGTAAAAAAGAAGAAAAAATAATCAAAGGGGGATAAAACCCCCTTTCTTCATATTTATAATAAAACATAGAATAGATGAAAAAATTATTAAACTTAAAAAACATTGCAATAGCATTATTAATTGTAATTGTAGTTTTCCAACAATGCGGTGGAAACAAAAAAGGAACGGGCGAAATTGTGAAAATAGATGGTAAAAAATATGAACTTATTAAACATGAAATTGATACAGTTGAAGTGGTTAAGACAAAGGTAGTAACTAAAAAAGGTGAAGACATTTATCACGAAACAATTAAGGAAGTAACCATTCCTGCAATTGTAGATACTCAAGCTTTATTACACGATTATTTTGCAAAGAATATCTATAAAGATACATTACAATTACCAGATAGTTTGGGAACCGTATCTTTAATTGATACCATCACTCAAAACAAAATTTTAGGTAGAACGTTTAATGCAAGTGTTAAACAAAGAACTATTAAAGAAACTACAATTGTAAAAGAATTACCAAAGACTAAAGTATTTTATGGTTTTGAAGGTGGTTTTAACAAAGTGGATGTGGTATCTCATTTAGGATTTGGAGTTTTAATTAATACAAAACAAGATAAAATATTCCATTTAGGAATTGGTGCAGCAAATAGAGTAACAGACGGAACCAACGGTGTATTAGCACCTTATATTGGAGGTGGTGTGTATTGGAAATTGAAACTTAAAAAATAACCCATAAATGAATACATATGTATTATTTATTTTTGGTATGTTTGATGACCACGAAGATGTTGAGTATTTTTGTACCGATGTTATAGGTGAAAGTAAAGTTATCAAATCAATTAGATTCATTATAGAAAATTCAGAGAATATAATAGTAATATTTGATTCTGAAATGGAACCAACAGAGGTTGACCAAGAATTATATACAATATTAATTGACGAACATATTAAATTTTATTTCTTATTCAAAAGAGAAGATATGGTCACGGCTCACTTACCCCAACAAATTAAAGATTTAATTTTTACCCCGACTATTGATAATACGATAATTAGGGTTGATTATGAAAAAAACAAAAAAAGGGAAACTTTAGATTTGGACAGATTACTTGAAAAAATAGAAGAATCTGGAATTGAGAGCCTTACAGTAGAAGAAAAAAACTTCCTTGACAATTTTGAAAATTAAGATATATTTCTTATCTTAGTACTATCCATCCACTTAAACTTACACCACATGAAAAAATCTATTTTAGTTAATCCAGACGAGATTCAATTGTACATTAAAGATTTACGAAAAATTCCTGTAATGTCACATCAAAGACAGGAAGAAGTTTTTGAATTATTAAACAATAAAAAAACTGATAAAGAAACAAAAGAAAAACTTTATAATGAATTGGTTGTTGGTAATTTAAGATTTGTAATATCCGTAGCTAAAATGTTCCAAAATCAAGGAATGGATTTATTGGATATTATTTCAGAAGGCAATATTGGTTTGATAAAGGCAGCGGAAAGATTTGACCCGACGACTGGTTTGAAATTTATTTCATATGCGGTGTGGTGGGTCAGACAATCAATAATGGCATCCTTAAATGAAAACTGTAGAACAATTCGTATACCATCAAATTTGGTACAGGATGCTCAAAAACAAAAGAAAGTTGAAATAAGTGAAGAAGATAATTTCTTTATAAATAATGTTGAAGATGAAACACCAATCGGTGTTAATCTCCCATACTGTATTGGTTTATATAAAGAAATCAACGAGGACGGAGACCAATTAATTGATGTTATACCTAATAGAGAAGCGGAAAGCCCCGATGCAATTCTTAATTCACCAGAAGAAATAAAGAAAAAAGTTTCAGCAATGTTAAGTGTGTTGGATGAGAGAGAAAAGATAATTATTGAAAAATACTATGGGTTAACGGGTATAGAATCTAACTTGGAGGACTTAGGTGAGGAGTTTGGTTGTACTAAAGAACGTATAAGACAACTAAGAGATAAGGCCATTAAGAAGCTCAGAAACGAGAGTTTTGGTTTATTAAACTATTTATAAAAATATAACATTATGAAAAAGTTAATTGAATTAATAAAAACATATAAACTACAGATACTGATTTTTTTAACAGTCATCTTCTTTTTTAAGTCTTGTAGTAACTCAAGTAAAGTGTCTAAATTAGAAAAAATTGAAAAACAAAACGTCTTTATGATTGATAGTCTTAAAACTGCACATAAAAATGAGAAAATTGCAATTCATGGTTTTTATGATAATTGGATCACACAAAAAGACAGAGGACCACAATTAATGGAGCTACATCTAATCGTTAAGGAAAATCTAAAAAAAGAACAAGAATCTAAATGAAACATTGGTTAAACCAAAATTTTAAAACATTAATCATTGCGGCATTTTTGATTCCAATCATTACTGTGGCGATTGTTTCTATTTCACACGTAACAAAATGGTATGGTATATCCAATCCAATAAGTTGGGCAGTTTATTTATCAATTGGAATTGAGATTGCTGCATTATCGGCATTAGCGGCTATTTCTGCAAACATGGGTAAGAAAGTTTATTTTCCATTTGCGGTTGTAACATTAATTCAATTCATTGGTAACATATTTTTTGCGTATACATATATCGACATCAACGGACAATCATTTAAAGATTGGGTTGATTTGGTATCACCATTAACAGAATTAATGGGAGTAGACCCAACTGACTTAGTAGGTAATAAAAGATTCTTAGCATTTTTTGCTGGAGGTATGTTACCAATCATTTCATTATCCTTTCTTCATATGTTAGTTAAATTTACTGAAGAAGATAGATTAAAAGAAGATGAGGAAACACCACCATCTAATCCTGAAGATTTAAAAAACTTTGTTGATGAAACCACAAGATTACATTTAACTGAAAACGATTTAATGAAGTTAGAAGAAACTTTATTAAATCCACCAAAACCAAATGACAATTTAAAATCTGCTGCCGAATATTATAAAATGAAGACAGATATTGAACGTGAAAAACGTGGAGAACTATTAGCGGAGATGATGAAGAACGACCAAGAATTAGGTTTATATGACGATACATCAGATTGGGATGTTACTTTAATGGATGGTTTAGAAGATGAAGAACCATTCTTTACTGAAGAAGAAACGGAGAAAATTTTACAAGAAGAACCAACTGAAGAAGAAATTCAAAGAAATTTTTCCACTATAGAACCTAAAACGGAGAATATTTTACAAGAAGAACCAACAACAACCGCAAATAATAAAATATTCACAACAATTGAACAACATAAAAAGAATGGTTATAAAGTAAGTCAAATTCCTGAAGATGACGAAAGAATGAACATTATAGGTCAGAATGGAAATGAAGGGTTACATTACGACAATGAAGAAGATACATCATTAGAAAAAAATGATGAAAAAAAAAATTAATAGACCCCCAAATTCCAATAACGGAAAAAAACGTCCTAACGTTAGAATCTCAAGATTCTGATAATTTATATTGGGAAAAAGATGATGTAAATCCAAACCAAGTACTATATGATTTGGAAAATAATAAGGTTATAATATCTAATGATGATATAACCCTTAACTCACCACTAACTGATTTAGGCCCTAAATTCATTAAGAAAAATGTTAGTAATACACGAAATAGAAAAAATAGATTATAATAGTTTAATTATTAATAAAAGAAAATCTAAAAAAACTCAAATATTCCTATACGATACACAAAGAAGATTTGACGACTTTGTTAATAAAATTGAACATCGTAATAATGGTAAGTTTGATGACATCCCACATTTTATAGTTACAAAATTAGGTAGTATATATCAATTGTTTGACACTGACCATAGTTCTAATACGTTTAATGACTCACAGAACGACAAGAGGATGATTAAAATAGCAATTGAGAACTTGGGTTGGTTGAATAAGAATACCATCACTGGTGTCCTTAATAATTGGATTGGAGACCCATATAGGTCAGAACCTCATATACGTAACTGGAGGAACTACTATTTTTGGGATAAGTATACTGAAATCCAAATGAATTCACTATCTGAACTATGTGATTCCCTATGTGATAAACACGAAATACCAAAACAAACTGTACCGTCCCAAGGATATTTGGAAAACATATCTAATTTCAAGGGAATAGTATGTAAATCCAACTTTTCAAGTATTTATACAGATATAAACCCTTCTTTTAATTTTGGGGTCTTTTTTAATTATGCAAATGAAAATGAAAACAGATTATGATGTAACCAAGAATATGTTAAAGACCATTAGGTCTATAACAGAAACTAAAGTATTAAAACAATCAATTAATGAGGTGGCCGAATTTGAATCAACATTATCTGACAATACTGACCAAGAACAAAAAAATGATGTTACAGTAATCAACAATGTTGATGTTAAGTTATTATCTACAGATCAAGCTGACATGACATTGAGTGAAACACAAAAAACTACAATTTCAGGTTTAATTGATAATTTCAAACAACAAGTTTCACAAATTGCAGAATTTGACCCAGGGATGACCATTAACCAAGACCAAATCAGATTGGATGGTTATTTACCAGATGAAGATATTAACTTTGTTTTTATCGCTGGAACCGAAAGTGGTGTTTATATTAATGCTGATATGTTGAAACTTGAACAAAATGTTGCGACAGCGTTAGAAAAATTGGCGAAATTTGATGAAACATTCAAAACATCAATTGAACCATTAATAAATCAAAGAGATAATAACATATAATGGCATTAACAGACCAAGATAAAAAAGAAATAGAAAGAATCACCAAAAGGGAGATTAAAGATTTTATGGACTCAACCCAAGCCACAAGAATTGTTGTTAAAATGATTCAAGATGAGTTAGGAACCAAAAAAATAGATGATAAAATCGTTGACCTTTCAACTAAAGTGGTTGTTGAACTTTTCAAGACCTTATGGCAGAGAAAGGGATTCTGGGAAAGTGCATTAAAAAGTGTAAGATAATGAAAATATTAAAAATTGGAAATTCTTTAATATTTGGTGTTGAACATTATAACATGAATGATGTTAAAAAAGTTTTCAATTACGTAAAAAAATATTATAAACCAGAAGATAGGGTAGTTTTTATGGGTGAAGGCGGGGATGACAATAATGTTTACGAAAAAGGTGGTGAACAAGAGGAAATAAAAAATAAATTAGAAAACTATTTTACTAATTTTATAAATGATTCTTGGGACGGTAAAGAAACAAACGTATTAAATCCAAATTCTAACCTTTTCAAAGAAATAAGTTCAAGAACTGAACTATCACGTGACAAAACTATGGCTGCGGTTTATGTGATTATTGTGGGACAAACAAGAATACCGGAGGAAATGATTAGTTTATTAACAAAAGAGGGGGAAAATTGGATAAGAAGTTTTGATATAAAAAATCCTAAAAACCCAAGTAACGAAGATATGGATTTGATGTACGATTTATGTTTTCCTCAAGATACTAATAATTCTGAAACTGAAATGTCAAAAATAACGGATATTTTCAATGAGGTAAGAGATGAGAATTTATTGAAAAAAATAAAAAACTATCATAAAAATGGTTACACGGTAATAGCCACCGTAGGGGAAGGACATATAGATTTATTAAAAAATACAAAATTGAAGAAAGTGGAAGCTAAAGAAACTGATTGTGGTTCTTCTGGTTCATTCGAAGGACCTCTATTTGGTAAATCGGACGTTATTAAGAGACCTATCTCTAAAATCCCTAACATGGACCTCAAAGAGGAGGCCGAACTCAAAGAAGTGACCGCAGGTGACGCAGGACAGTATGATGTTCCTTTATTTGGTAAATCACCCAAAGGCCGTAGAAACCCATTAAAAATAGATGGACCTAAAAGTATCTACAAAGGTAGATCGGTAACAGATAAGAACTTTCCTAAATGGGGAGGTCCTGATAGTGTTTTTGTAAAAGTAAAAGAGAAGTGTAAGAAATTCCCTTATTGTGACCAAGGTAATACAGGAGCAATAGAATTCATACACGAAGACGATGAATTACAAGAATCTATTAAGGAAATATCAAAAAAATACGGAATTCTACATAAAGATGTGGAAAATATCGTATTAAATGAGATTAACAAGATATTTATTTAATTATGAAAGTAAGCGAATTAACAACAATTATCGAAAACATCGTTTCTAACGAAATTAGAAAGACAATTATGGAAGAGAATAATGGTAAGAAAGAAGTTTATCACATAAAATGTGAAGGTATACCTTTAGCAACATTTGAATCTGAAGAAGAGGCGAACGATGCATTACCTGATTATAAGGCTAAACATAAAGATGGTGAACTAATCATCGAAAAAGGAGTTTATGAAAGTCATGATGATATGATGAATAAACTTGATGAGATGAACGACCAATTAGAAGAAACAGAAAATATGGAAAATACAGAAAAACAACCAATGGAAGGAAACGCTTTTAGTGGAGCATTAGCAGCAGCTAAATTAAAAGGTGAAAAAGAATTTAAAGTTGGTAAAAAAGAATATGATGTAAAAGAGGAAGAAGAGTGTGACGAGTGTGGTAGTTCTTCTATGGAAGAAGAGGAAAAAGGTGATGACGATTTTGAAAATATGTTAAGGGGTAGAAGAAAACACAGTTATGTAGATAAAGGTGAAGAAACACCTGACGAAATGGCTGAAGAAAAGAAATCTTGTGAAAAATGTGGTAAAGAAATATGTGAGTGTGGTGTTGGGTATATGGAAGAGGAGGATATGACAGAAAACAAACAAATGTGTAATGAGTGTGGTGGTAAGATGAACGAAGAAGGTATGTGTAATGAATGTGGGTCAAAGATGTACGAATCAAAAAAGAAGACAGTACGTTTAACTGAATCTGAATTAACTAAATTGATCGCTAAAATGGTTAGTGAATCAATTCCTGGTTTAGATGCTGCTAAGAAATCACATAATGAAAGTGGTAAAGAGAACCAAGAATATTTGGCGTCTGTTGATAAGAAAATGAAAGATTATTTATCTTTTGATGGTAACGACAACCCTGAATTTCCTAAAGCTATCGGTAAGGGTGAAAAAGTTGCAAGAAAAAATACACCAGAACAAGAAGAAGAAATTGCAAAAAACTATGCAGGGTTAGAAAATTTAGAATATGATATTGAACCATCAGAACAATTTAAGAAAAGATTGAAGATGGCTATTGAAGGAGATACGTTGATGGGTAATGGTAAAGTAACTGAACCTGCAAGTATTAAACCATCAAACGGTGCGGAGAAAGGAAAAGAAGCAAAAGAAAAAGAAGGTAATCACATTCAAACTCCTGAAACCGCTAAAAAGATAGAAAAACAAGTTAAAGATAGAGAAGAAGATAAAAAGAATAGAGTGTTATATTCTAAAGAAAAGGTTCCAGTTAGTGAATCAAAAGTAAATTTTTCAAGTGTTCTTGACAACGAAATCAAGAAAATGAAGAATATTTCAGAATACAATAAAAAAACTCAATAATTTCTTTTTTTTAAATTCTTTAATCTTTATATTATAATATAATAAGGTTATGGAAAATAAAGAAGGATATTTAGAGTTTGTACATTCCGAAAGTTACAAGAATCAAATTGATGTTTGGTACAGAGCTTACAACATAAGTCGTGAGAAGACAGAACTTTTCTATGACTTTCTTATGTCATTATATAATCTTTTACAAGAGACGTATTTAGGACCTGAAGTGTTTGAATTAGAGGAGGACCAAAAAAACCATTTTACATGGTGTTGGGATAAAACCATTGAAAATTTTAATAAAGAAAAGATATTTTTTAAAGAAAGGGGTAATTGTTATGAATACTGTTGGAACTTCTTTTTAGAGGCATATTATTTTGCACAACTAGATGATAATCAAATAAAAATAACACAATATTTCTTTAAATTATTTAATTTTAAACATAGAAAGACCAGGTCCGAATTGGATATGTTGACCGAAATTTACAAATTGTTTGAACAAAACTTGAAAAAGTAGATATTTTTCCGTATATTCGTATTAAAAACCGAATAATATTATGGAAACCTTAAATAAAATAAAGGACCTAGTAGAGAAAATGTCAGTAGATACACAAAAGGTTTATGATAAAGGAAACCGAAGTGCATCAATCAGAGCTAGGAAATACGCTCAAGAAATTAAATTACTAATTGCCATTTATCGCAAGGACATCCTTGAAGAAATTAAAAAATACGACAATGTATCAAATTAAAGTATTTTTATTTGTAATCAGTATATTATTTTCAATAAGATTAATCGCTGAATTTACAATTAAATTATTCCAAGATAATCCAGAACCTTTAGTATTATCAAAAACTGAACAGGTATTGGTATATCTTGCTGCTTCATATATAATAACATTCATATTAACATAATACCGTGTTTGAATCAATAAAATCAATAAGACCATATTTCCATTCATTAAGAGAAATTGAAAATAATGTTAGTTTAGATATTAAATTACCATTGAATTGGAAATATGAAGAAATTTTAAAACCATATCGTTCGGTTGTAGTTAAAATTCAAGATAAAAATGAAAAATTTACATTAATGTCATTAATTTCAAATGCAACACAAGAAGGATATGATGTTGTTTTTGCTTGTGCATTAGAAATATTTAAAGTAAATAAAGATGAAGAAGAGAAACAAAAACTTTTTCAATCGAAAGTAAAAAAATTACAAGAACTATTTAAGAATGAGTCATTAGATAAATTAAAAGGTTTAAATTTATTAGACAATTATGGACAAGAGAATACAACAGGGATTGGAGATTCTGAGGAAGGAGATAGAGAAGGACTCGTTGGAGATAGAGACGAGCAAGAAGAGAATGATTGATGAAATCAAATCACTGGATAAAAATAAAATGTTTCAGCCGAAACCAAAAAAGAAAGTATCTATAATAGATAAGATATTAAAGATATTAGGACATGGAAAAAAAAGGTGAGTTATTAAATCAATTAGCTATTATATCGGATTTATTGGAAAAGGTAAATGCCGAGACTAAATCAACAACAATTGTTTTTGAATTATCAAATATGGAGTTTGATAGAGTGTTTCAGAGTATACAAAAAAAATATGGAAGTAAATTGGAGAACCCTAAAGGTAAGTTTAATATTACGATAGGGTTAATTGATATTGTATTTAATACGAATAATGTCTAAAAAGTTCTTCTTTTTTAAATCCTTTAGATTCTAATAGTTTATATAATAAACTTCTTTGATGTGTGGTTATATCTTTAACAAAAAAGAAATTACCCTTTTTTCTATTCACCAAATCCTTTTTTACAATTTCAAATAACCTATTCGCGTCATTTATATTCTTATTTCCAAATAACTTAATGTCATCATCAACTTGTACGAATAATTTATTATTTAAAGTGAAAATTTGTGCTATTTCCGTTATAGGTAATATTTGTTCCATCATTATATGATACCTAATTCTTTTCTTTATTTGGAAATCATATATTTGTTCTTCCTGCCAATACGGGATTATCTCTTTTATTCGAAATTTATCGTCTTCAATTAATGCTGGTTGATTCCTACCCAAACTATCCCTAACATATGTTGCAGTTGCCCAACGGTTATTTGGGAAGATAAGAGCCAATTCAAAAACTAATTCGTTTTTTTTCCTCTTACCTCCTTGTTGTTTAAGAAAGGGTGGAACTTGTTGTGTTTTAAACTCCCTCCAATATTCGTAGGCGGTAGTTCTTTTCATACTCCTATGTAATATTTTAACCCTTTTTTGATTACAGAAAAGTACTATAAAATATTTCCCGTTTTTCATAAAAATTTTATTATTAAAGAATAAAGACCATAACCACCTAAGATGAACCATATAATTGAAAATATAACAATTCCCTTAGGCACAAAATCCCAGATTTAATCATCTCGTCTTTA